CTCCCACCCGTAGGTTTCGCTGTCGCGGAGTTTAGCCAAGTCAAGGGTGATTTCACCCCAAAACCTGAACAGTGAAGCGACCGACTCGGCGGACCTGTTACCGACAAAGTCTGCCAGACAGGACTTCCCCACCTGTAGCCACTCACCACTATCGGCATTGAAGACAATGAAGGTTTCAACACGGTTTCTGTAGGTCGAGCAGTGGTCACAGTGACAGCCGCTACTACTGAACCGTTTTGGGATTTCGAGACCGGGAACACTGAAAAGCAGGTTGTCACTCCCAGAAACCGTCTCGACGCGAGCCGCAAACTGCCAGCCGTCGAGTCTTACTGGGTCAAGACCCTCAATCTCGATGTCGTGAACGATGACATTTTCCTCCCCGATCTTCCTTCGATCCAACTCATTTAACTCGAAGACCTCCGCTCGTTCCATCCTCTCAGAAACGACCTTGTAAGTCGGAGGGTTCAAACCGAGCCTTGAAGCCTTGCGCGAAAGGCGGTTAAACAGAATGTCGAAGCTCGTTAGATGGCGGATGGTGAAGGGAATCATATGAAATTATAACACACATATGATTCCCTGTCAAGTACCTACAGGGGATAAGGTAGGAAAGTGGAAAATACACGAACCCATTCATCCTGCGTTTCCGCTCCAACATCGGCCCACTTCCGGCGTTCCGGGTAGCAAGTGTTCCAAGTGTACTCACAACGTTGCAGCAGAGCTTCCATGTTGACTTCTCCTCCTGGGTCAGGGAAGGTGGGTTCCTTGAATTCAACCCCCTTCAAGAACTTACCCTTTCGATATTGGTTCCCGTTAGCATCAGTGAAGTCTTCTGCACACTTGAGGTAGTTGCCGTGTTTGTTGCCTTCTTCGTACCAGGGAACTCCCAAAGCACTGTACTTGGCCTTGGTGAGGTCCATCGCTTCTTTGGTCTTGCAGAACTTGGACATGTTGCTGTTGAATACGGCGTTCATGTCAGCGTTAGCATTAATACCCATGAGGTGGAAAGCTCCGAGGGAAAACACCATAATATCACAGAGAGCATCTCGAATCTGAGTGATGTTCTCGGATGATAAGGCACCCATAAGCTCCTCATACTCATCAAGAATGTTATTACATTGTTTCGAGAGTCGGCTGAAATCAATCTCGTCTGGGTTCCCTTTCGGATTTCCGAAAGCCTCGTTCATAGTTACCACTTGTTCAAACATGCGGTTGTTAGAAAGCACGCTTCAGACGCATTGAGTAGCGATGGACGGAGAGACTTAATCCCAGAATGGGATGGCTCTTGGCCTGATCCCTTCAAGTTCCTTGCTAAGGATCTCTATCTCCTTGTAACCCTCATCCTTTAAAGAACTACCATTAAGCTTTATCGGCTCTCCTCCCGGACCTTGGATCTCGTACTTCGATCTAATCTCCCCTAATCTTACCTTGGCCTGGGCCAAAGACATTCTGGCTACCCACATTTTATGTTGTAGGCGTATCTGATTGAAGTTCCTTGGTAAGGTTAAAATGGCGCAGGCATAATAGTTGACTGGATTATAGATGTGAAGGACTCCCTCAACGTCGTCATAAGCCCAGTTCGGCCTTCTTGAGGTGACCCTCTGAAAGGACTTTCTCCAAGTCTGAAATTGAAAAATGTCCCCGGCTCCGGCACCACCTGCCGATAGAATCGGTGGAGTAACGACGCCAGTGAGGTTTTGGGTGAGTCCAAGCCCGGTGGCACCCATACCGTATGAGTTGTATGGTTCAATGAAGTCGACACGTATCACTCCGTAGATCGGTGCCACCTTAATGGTGTGAGCCGTGGACCCGGGCTGAATCGTTTCCCATGTGATTCTAGGGACCTCCTTAGAATACGTCATAAGAGACATAGAAATAGCCGAATCGAGTGCTTGTGAGTTGGCATCTGTCATCCCTTCAAGACGCCACACGGTTCCCCCAAGTGTCTCTCTGATCCAGCGTCTCAGGTCGTCTACGCTAAAGGTGTCAGTCAGTATTGCCATGTATATAATTAGCTCAACTCTCAACCCGGGCATAGGTGCTTCCAAAGCCCGTAGAGACGACGAAGGAACTTTCGCTGATATGCCGGATTCATTAATTGTTGCCAGCTTTCATTTGATACTCTCTTGGCGAGTTCCTTAAAGCCCTCCCACGTAGAGTATCGTTCGAAGTCCGGAGATGAGCGAAGCCAGGAGTCACGTCCAAACATCGAGTCCAGATCAGACGCCATTTCCTGAAAGTACGCGTTGTATTCTCCAGATGAATTAAAGTAAGAGCTGTCGCTACTTTTGAGTTCCTCAACAGAGGAGCCGCTAGACCCCTTCTCCCTTTTGGAGTCCAAATAGTGTACGAACTCGTGAATGAATGTTCCTAGGTTGAGGCGTGTGTCACAATGCTTAAGAGAGTTCGGTTCGAGAAGATTATTGACGCAAATTACCGAGGTTGTCCTATCTTTTGATCTACCAAACCCGCCCGTTATTTGGTATGTATCAACCCTAATCTTGTCCTCGGGGAGCATGACGATGACTAGGTCAGAGTATCTTTCATCGATCCTTCCGGCCTTGAGCGCGAGACCCCCACTGTAGCGTGGATCTCGGATTGTTTGTATCAGTGGGTGGAGCTCCTCAAGTGGCTCATTCTTAATGTTAGTGAGCCAGTTCCTGAGCTTCAGAGCAAACCCTTTGGCCTCTACTCGGTACAATGCGTCTTGACCTGCGTCCTCTGAGATCACCTGCTCAAGTAATGTGGAGATTAACACCAAGGAGTCACCCAGTCTGGAGCCGTAATAAGCTGGTTGAATAGCTATGTCGGCCCGACGTAAGGCATCAGAGGCTGATTGCGAAAGGTTTGCACCACTTGCCCCCCTCCCGTCGTCGAGAAGCTCTCCTATAGTCATAGAGCGATTCTGGTTACCACTTCCGGAGTAAGTGCTAACTCGGACTTGGATGTCCATCAGCTCCTTCTCGTCCCCTTCATAGCCCTCCTCGAATAGGGCGTCTACGAGACCTTCACCGAGTCTCTTCAGGTTATTTCCAGATAGATTGTTAAGTTCGGCGCTAAATCCAGCTATCCGTATCCAACCCCATAGGTCGATCGCAACGATCCGAGCGTCATCATCTCCATCACCTCTGCCCATCAACACACTAAGTTCCTGGACCGGATTTTTGGAGATCTTTGAGAAGGTAGCCGCAAGTTTCTCATAGGGTTCCTCCTCATCCCAGCCATAAGCCTCTGGAAAGTATTCGTCATTTAACCAACACCTGAATTCCGTTCGATCGGAGAACTCTAAGTCACTTCTATTGATGGAATCGAGTACTCTGTTGATTACGAAATTGATGACCACATCCTCATGGCTATCCCCATATTCACCGTCAGCTGGTATTAGTGATCCACGATCAGTGAGCCAGTATTCTCCGAGTTTCATACTTATAACTAGATTCTTTGTTATAGGTTCTAAAAGAGATGGATAAGAGCATAATAAGTAACCCAGAGGACCTTTGCCAATCGCTGATAGACGGTTACTTTGATGTTGGGGGTATGTCCCAAGAGGAGATCGAGATAGCGACTACTATCCTAGCTGAGTTATCAGAGGTTGGAGACTCATCCACCCTTACGATGCTGCAAGAAGCAGACTTTTGGAGAAGTCCCCCGACGATTGAAGAGTTTCTAGAAGATGACTACTATTTGGGGAGCGTGTGCAGGAAAGTGGAAGAAGAGAATCAGAATGGTCTATACCCATGTTGGAAGGAGGTCCTTGGAGATGCCTTCGGGCCATCTAGCAAGGTTCAACAGTTGATATTGGCTGGGTGTATCGGGTCGGGTAAGAGTTTTTGCGGTTCAGTTGCCATCCTGTACAAGATAGCAAGGGTCCTATGCATGAGGAATCCCTTGTTGTATTTTGGGATGAGTAAGATATCGAAGCTTACCTTCACATTCTTATCATCTGATCGGTCGCAGATAAAAGAAGGTGCCTTCTCATATGCCGTGAATGGAATGCTAGCTTCCCCATTCTTCAATGAGCAGGCGGTCGTTGATGATAAAAAGAAATATTCAACGATGAAGATCGACCTCATGCGGTCAGTGACGATGGAGGCTGGTTCGAAAGCCAGGCACGCACTCGGCAGAAACGTTCTCGGGGTCTTGATTGATGAAATTAACTTCCGGATCGAGAAGGATGCTGCTAAAGAAGCTGAAAAGTTGGTGAAGAGTCTTGATAGGAGGTATAAGTCGCGCTTCCGGCAGTCAACAGAGGGGTTGACTGTGATCATCTCGTCGGCGAATCAAGAGACCGACTTCTTGGTAGGTCATATTAAGAAGATGCGGAATAACCCGGCTGCCATGGTAGTAGATTTACCATACTGGCAAACTGCTGGTCCGGTTAAGTTCCAAGATCAGGGCGGATATAAGTTTGAGAAGGATCCCTTGGACGTCAGTGCTTGGTTTCACGTTGATATTGGGAATAGTGCAGACCCCCCAAGAATACTTGACGACCCCGAAGACTTGTCGGCTATTCTATCGTCCCACCCGTCCAGGATAATGAAGGTTCCGACGGAACACCGATCGGAGTTCGAGGATGATCTGCTATTGGCTATTAAAGACGTCGGTGGTAGGTCAACCGGGAGAATGGCCAAGTATTTCTCCAATGTGATGCCCTTGATTCAATCACTGAGGGACTACAAACCAGCTGCCAAGGGTTATCAAGTTGATCTCTCAGTAGATTGCGAACATAGTCTTAAAGACTTCTTCATTAGGGATAGGTTGATACGAGAGCACAGCGGAGGGTGGTTCCCCGCTAGAGACCCACTCTCACCTAGGTTCATTCATATGGACATGTCGACTGGGGCCATGGATGCAATGGGTATTGCAATGGTTCATCCGGTGTATTATAGGAACATGTCTAGAATGGATCAGGTGACCCAGACCAGACAGGTTCTGGCGATGCCAGTCTTTGAGTTAGACTTCGCAGTCAGGTTGATCCGTGGTAGGAGCAAAGAACCGCTCGATTATGGGAGAATCCGAGAGTTCATTTTATGGCTACGTGATAATGGTTTCAACATTGCCACTGTTTCATGCGACTTGAGGTCCCTGTCATATGAAACGAGAAATATCTTGAAGAAGCTCGGGTTCAACTCCCAATACTTCAGCCTGGATATAAACAAAGTTGGATATGACACCTTTAAACAGATAGTCCATGAGAATAGGTTCATGACTCACGAGCATGATTTCCTGCTCTTGGAAGCAATGAACCTTGAGGATACCGGGAAGAAGATTGATCACCCGAAGAAATTCGACATCTCATGGGGTGATCTTACCTCGGCCCATGAGCACGGTTCAAAGGATCTAACCGATAGCGTCGCTGGGGCGTTATATCATGCTGAGAATGCAAGGGAGTCATTCAATATACCAAGTGAGGATAACTTCCTTGGCAATATGATAAAGGCCATGTCACAGAACATGCCACAGAGCGTAATGGCCATCGACCGGAGCTTCAAACACGAGGTTACGATCTTTTAATTCTTGACTCATGATTATTATTTATTGATATGTCGAAGCACCTACTAAGTCTCTTACTTAACGGAGATAAAGACCCGCATCAAGTAACCCGAAGTGATGCCTCCATGAGAAGGACAGAGCGCCATCGTTCTTGTGATAGTCTGGTGGAGTCGTTGAGAGAGTCTGTCCGAATTGGGGAGCCTATTTTACTGAGCGAGGCAGACGCAAGGAAGATTCTGAGAATGGTAGAGGCGTCTCAAGCTGATCCGTTTTCATCCACTAGGTCCGTTCTGGACGACGGTGATTTGAAGACTCTCGGAGTGAAGTCTGGGGAGGTTGGTGAGCAATACGGACTCAGAGACCATGGGGACGTACCGAAGGAGGACTTCGAATCAGAGGAAGAGACTGGGGAATTGTCGAACAAGCAACCGTTGTTTGGACCAGAAAGTGCTTTGGTAGCTCCAGATTGTACTCCTGGAGGTAAGGAGGACATACCAAGTTCAGTGTTGAAATCGATTAAGGTACTATCCGGTGAGGAAGAGACCAAAGAGTATGAGTCAGACTACTCACAGCAGAGGGTGCCTCAGGAGCCCAGAATGGTTCCGCAGGGTGAGCCAAGGAGGACCGAGCCAAATAGGGTCGAGCCAGGTAGGGTCGAGCCAGGTAGGGAAGAAACACCAAGAGGTGCACAGACGGAGAGGTCTGATCCGGCGTCGATCATTAAGGTGACAAGAGCCCTGAGAGAGGGCTCCAAGAAACAGCATTCCAGAAGAGTCATCAAAAAAATCCTTACAGATGAACAAAGAGCGGCTATTTCCAAGCTAGGTGGCTCTAACGATTCCTTGGACTAACATGATCGATCAAATTATAGCAAACACGGAAACGGTGGTGACTCCCGTGAATCTGTTGATGACTGCTCTATCGAGCGTCACGACTGTTCTGGGATTCGCTGTAAAACAGCTTTACACTAGGCTGATTAGAGCCGAGGAAAAGCTTGATAAGATGCAGATAAAGATCGACGAGCTAACTGAGCTAGAGGCTGCGGCGTCCGCCAAGGTGGAGATCTTTGAAAACTGTCCGAAAAGGGCCGAGTGCCCTTTTGCTAAAACTATGCGCCACAACATCATACCGACATGAATACTATAGAGACGATGGCCAGACGTCAGAAGAAGAAACAAAATAAAATCAGCATGAAAAACAAAATTTTAGCGCTTCTATTCTCAAGGGTCGGGCCACTCGTTAAGGCAGTTGTTTCTAGTACCCTTGGGTTTGTTGTGACCTGGGCTGCTGGAAAGGGTATCAAGATAGGCGCTGATCTTCAAATTCAAATCGCGTCATCACTGTCTGGGCTGATCTGGCTACTGATAGACCATCTTGCCAACAAATATCTTGGCGATCGAGTGGAAGTCATTCAACAAGCCTATGGGCTGAAGACCGACAGATTCCTCGGGGACAAAACCACTGGTGCGGCTATAGATCCGAATAATATACCCCGGCCAACCGAAATATTGTGATGGAAAAAGCGACTAGGGTGGAAAAGGTTACACTAGTATTATTCGTCCTAGTCGCTTTGGTGGTGTGGGGGTTGATCGGCGCGGCTTGTTGGACGGTGGTCGTAAAGGGTCCCCCGTCGTTTCCTTGACGCAAGACCCTGTCATGGGTTACTTGATCAATCCAAGGAAGTCCTGAAGAGAGATAACACTGAGACCAAGGTCCTTGGCCTTCTTACTCTTTGAGGACTCGGATTCAGCCGACTTCTGGACCAAGTGTGTGGCATTTTTGGAAACGCTGTCCTTAATAACCCCGCCGTTCGATTCGAAGATTTCTTGATCTTCTTTTGAGAGCCTAACTCCGGTGAACACAACGACCATTCCTGAGAACCTATCACTGGTCACGTCCACCTTCTGAGGCTCGACCACGGAAATCTTTCTCAGGATTTTTTCGATGAGAGGCTTCCGTGCGGAGATTGATTCTTTCATTAACGCCGCTTTGTTGACCCCCATGTTATCTTTGGTGGCTAATTCCTCTGGGCTAATAGAGAAGTAACTCTCGGGACTCCCAAGACCAATGTGGTTCGCCATAGAACGACCAAGGAACTTAATCGAGACGGAGCCCATGAGGAGGTCCACTGGGAGTTCTCTAGTCTTATCAACTTCCTTCATTACTTTCTCTGCCATTGATTTCCCAAGGACTCCATTTCCAACATTCAGATCTTTGATGGAGTCAACAGTGAGGTCATAAAGGTCTGGAATTTCCTGCACCATTTTCGTGTCATAGAGAACCTTGAGAAGTCCCTCGCCAAGGTGCTTGATGTCTAGCTTCCTGACCCAATTCTTGATGACCTGGAAGGCTTTCCCCTCACATTCCGGGTTGATGCAGAGAATGGCGCGACCGTCCTCAACCAAGGACTTCTCACAGAATGGGCAATGCTGTGGATATTGGAAGTGGTTGTAACCGTCACCCGTACGTTTCTTTTCGAGAACTTTGCTCATGTAGGGAATAACATCCCCGGCACGCTCAATCAGAACCCTGTCCCCAACGTCGACCCCGAGGTCTCTGATGAATTGCTGATTGTTTAGAAGGACGTTGGAAACGGTAACTCCTCCGATTCTGACTGGTTCAAGTTCAGCGGTTGGAATTAGCGCACCCGTGTGGCCGATCGTCAGGTTAATTGCCAAGACGGTTGTTTCCCCCTTCTCTGAGGGGAACTTCAAAGCGGCTTGTCCACGGGGTCTGCTGCCACCGTCTTTATAACCAAGGTTGATGATATCGGATTTGTTAGTGCAGGAGAGAATGAGACCATCAATCTCATAATCAAGGGAAGCACGAGTTCTATCGCGATAGGCGGAATAAATCCCGTTAAGGTCCGCGATATTATAGCAACTCATGCACGGGACGGTACAGAACCCAAGGTCCTGAAGCAACAACAAGCGGGAGTCCATTCGATCTGGGAGAAGGTTCGTATCAGAGTCACAGTCAAATGCTGTAACCGTGATATGATTGTTGTTCTCGCCGTTCTTCCTCATGATAGTGCCATTAGCAGCATTACGAGGGTTGGCAGTGCTCTGAAAATGTTCTTTCCAGTCAGAGAGCGAGAGCATGGCTTCACCTCGAATGATTAACCGATCCATCACTGGGATAGTGCTAGGAAGATTCTTCCAGGATCTGGCGTTATCGGTGATGTCCGTCCCGATAGTACCGTCTCCACGTGTGGCAACACGCTGGAGCACTCCGTCTTCATAGGTCAACTCGACGCTTGAGCCATCGAGCTTCTCCATGACCAGGATCTCGCCTGAGACCACGGATCCCTCATACCAACGCTTGATTTCGTCCACGGTGCTGACTTTTTGTTGACTGCCCATGTGGATGTTGAGCCTCACCTGGGACAGGTGAGGCTTTGCCCCTACCGTATTGAAATAAGGGTCTCCTGGGAACCTTGCTTTGACTTCTTCCCTGATCCGGTCGTAAGTCGAATCCGGAATTTCTGCTTCTCCGTTGTAGTATGCGGCGTCAAATCGTTTGAGATCCTCGATAGTGTGATTCATTCTTAATTATAACACACGATCAAATGTCTGTCAAGTATCGAGAATATCTTCGTAAATCCAGTGATAGACATACCCTTCACTAAGCCCACAAGTGTCCTCCCCAAACTCCAATTTAACCTGAGTTTCCATTCCAGATGTGACTGCGAATCTCCGTTCTATTAATAAAATATCGTAGCCGAAACAAGCCTGAATAACATCCTCGATGAAATCCTTGATGGCACGTCGCCACCACGATCGTGATGCCTCTGGAACAGACGGTATGAGTCTGGTTATGAGTACAATGAGGACCGATGGATTGGAAATTGATGCACTAACATGGACATTTTCCTTTCTCGTTATATGAAGGAAAAGACCGAAGGCCTCAGACAGGTCTATCGATGAGTCCTCCTTTGCACCTAGATTGCTCAATACGGTGCTCCTAAGTGGCTTAAACAAGTCGTCATTCCAAAGCTTCTTCATGAGTTGAAGAAAGCGATATGGAAACGCCCCTCCCTTGAATTCAGAGAGGGGCGTTTCGACTCTTATTGTTGGTTATCAGCCTCGACGAATTCATCGACATTGATCCCTGAGGACAATACCGTGACATTCAAGATAACTTTCTCAGCCGCCTTGACTGGGATCAGGTAGATCTTGCAGACAACTTCATTATTGTTCCTGTGATATGGCGTGTTGGTGTTCTCGTCGCAAACCACTCGGTAATCCTCGAGGGCTCTGCGTCCGACAAGGTTAAGAAGGAACGGATCAATGAGGTTCCTAAATTGTGCCCAGAGGACCTCATCATTCTGTTCGAAAACGAGTCTTCTGGAGATCGTGGCGATTGACTTCTCGATGTAGAACAAGAGTCTCCTGACGTTGATTCTGTCGAGCGCAGTTGGGAACCGTTGGAGAGTTCTCTGCCCATAAACCACGATGCCGTCCCTAGAGAACTGCATGATCGGATTGATGGCGTTGCCATTGAGCGGTCCGTAGAAGTATTCAACTTCACCCAGAGTGCTGGCGTGTTCGACGGCGATGGCATTCGGAACCTTACCGCGCTGAATCCCTGCAGGAGCGAACCACTGTTCACCGATGCTATCGCTGTAGGAGATAACTGCTGGAATGATAGCGGAGGGCGGCAGCCAGAGCTCACGTTTGGTGTAAGGGTCGTATTGCTTTACCCATGGGTAGTAAAGAGCCGCCCTGTTAGTCGTGAAAGCGCTATGATACCCAGTGTAGGTACCAGTGCCGTTGTGCCAGTCAACGACCTCTTGAGGGGTTAGTCCGAACGGAGGGTCGATAACACCCAGGCAGTCATTCCTCTCATCCAGAATCGCAATCAGCTCCTGGACGACAGCTGCAAGGCTGATACCAGGGCAACAAAGCATATTGATGTCATAGGCTTCAACTTTCCTGAATGACTGAAGCCCACTGTGCGAGCCGTCTTCACCGATCGATCCAATGTAATCGTCGGAGTTCGGATTCTCACCATTATAGCCTTTAGCATTTCTGACAATAACCGATGCTGCAGAAGAGGTGTCCGAAACCTTGCAGGAGGTGTCCGATCCCATCAGAAGTCTCGGGTTGTTCGGGTGCTTAGACCTGTGATAACTGTTGATTGGCTGCTCCCCAGCACCGAGGTATTCGGCGAATATGAACGAGGAACTCACTGTGGTAGTGTTCGGACTACCAATGACAGTGTCCCAATAGTTGGCGGAGGCTGGATCATAACCGATAAGATTATCGAAAACCTCGACTTGGCGACCTTGGTAAAGAACCTTGACTCGCTTGGTGAGTATCCCCTGAGCGACCCACTGCGAGTAGCCGTTGGAACCGTCAGAATCACTGTTAGTGCAACGGTAAACGACACCATAGTGAGTGGAGTCGTTGTTCTCGATGTACCCAAGAGGGCCTGACTCAGATGATGCGGTTGCCTCAGTGATCACACCGCTGAAAAGAACTTCAAGCTCGGTGGTGGAGAGAATGTTGAGAATCTCATGGGTGCCGTCGTAGTCGTCAGTGCCAGAGATCGTGATACTGTCGCCGTCATTCATTCCGGCAGTGCTGTTAACAGTGAAGACAACAGTGTCAGCATCGGATGAGGCACTCGAATTATCAGCCCCTGGATCAATGCCGAGAATAACGGCAACCGTGCTGTCGTAGTTGACGCCTCTCATTTCCCCGACCCTGACTGAGCCGTTGGAAGCTGTCAGCGCGATCAACTCTCTCTTCGTATCAACCGAGGGAGTCGCAGGGATCACTCCCTGGAGTGGGATACCGCCTTCACTTTCGTATGGGAGGCCAGTTGTCTCATTGATATTGGTGAACTGACCGCCATCCTCGATGATGACCTCGATACCCTGTCTGGTACCATAATTCGCAAAGGAACCAGGATCTTTGGCAGAGAACTTCACGAGTCTCTCTGCAGAGGTTCCAGTTACTCTCTTGAGACCGAATACCTCCGCATAAGCTGCAGCACTGGCACCATCACTTACGGCCACGTCGCAATCAGACGAGCTAGTGGAGTTGTAGGTGTCGATAAGGGGGGCGTCAACGGTGATGAGAGTGGAGACAATGGAAGTAATTTTCGCATTGTGTGTGGTGGCCTTTCCAGTCTGACTGATCCGTACGTAGTCACCAACATTCAGGGAATGGCCTGCTACAACGGTAAAGCTGTAAATCAGACCAAGACCGTTCTCTGAGCCCATGGCATTGAATTGGGCTGCTCCCGATTCGTATTCTTTTGCAACTCTGTTGAACCAGAGCTGATTACCGCGACGGAGGTAATTCAGAGCGGCGTGGGCTCCATAGGAGTTTACCGTAGGCTCACCGAACCTGCTCAAGTATTGATCTGGGGTGGTACACAAGATAGGAGTGTTCAGGGGACCTCTTTTGGAGGTGCTCACCATACCTAAAGAGGTCTGCTGAAGACTAGCAATGTAATCGCTAAAATCTCTCTCAATGACGTAGACGCCGGGGGCAATGAATGATGGCATAGGCTTATTGGTTGAGAATAACTACAACCAATCAGAAGCAATCCCGCAGCGCTATTGAAGTAGTACTAAGTTCCTACACCGCGATCGGAATCGCAATCTTCGAGAGTGGGTTATACCCAATCAACTCGGTGTCTGAGTGTTTCCACCCAGTGACGGTACTAAACCCGGTGGTGTTGACGGTCGGTAGGTGGTATGGTAAGATACCTTCTCTGGAGAGAATCTGATCTACTCCTTCGATTTGATTCTCGTAGAAGTGGACATTATTCAAGAATCCTGTCAGGGTACCCTCATAAACCCCGAGTTCAAGAGCCAGTAGGTGTAGAAGGAGACCATATGAAGCAATGTTGAAGGGGAGACCAAGCGGAACATCAACGGATCTCTGATACCAGGTTAGATGCAACTTACCATCTATGATCATGGCTTGCCATAGCACATGGCAGGGGGGAAGAGCCATGCTGGAAAGAGCAAGTGGGTTCCATGCGGAGCATATTGCACGGCGATCCTGAGGATTCTTTCTCAAAGCCTCGATAACTGCCCTAATTTGATCATAGGGGTTTCTCGGGGAGGGAGGGCAGCGATCGTCCCAAACTCCTAGGTTATCTGGATCATGAAAGTTCCTCCACTGGGACCCGTAGATGTTACCAAGATCATCCTCTTCTAGCATTCGCCTCTTAGTTTCCTCGTCGTGACCGTAGGGAACCTTTTCCGGGTTACACCATTCGTCCCAGATAGTACAGCCGCGATCCTGATACCACTTCTTACTCGTGACCCCCTTTAGGAATCCCTCAAGCTCTACAGCCATCGACTTGAACGGTACACGCTTGCAAAGGAGCAGAGGGAAACCCTCGGCCATATCGTGTTGGATCATTGACCCGACGATTGCCTTAGCTCTTATTCCAGTCCGATTTTGTTCAAAGATGCCGTGATCGCGGATCTTAGTCAAGAGTCCCAGGTATTGATGATCTAGAGAATTCATGGTAGTTTGTATTTTTCAAGGAATCCATTTATATTGTCCCTAACCCTCTTAGGTAAGGACCCAAAGGAGAATGCATCTTTCACTGATTGAATGACCAAGATCGACTCAGCCATTCCAAGCTGAGTCTCTCTAACTTTCCTGAAGACCGTTTTTGAAAGTTCGCTGAATAATGAATCAGCTGCGGTGGTTAGCTGCAAGTTACCTACTGTGTTAAGCCTCTTAGTTAATGCGTCGAAGTACAAGAACAGATGCTTGCCGTCTTCAGTGATAGTAATAATGGACCCAAGTTCCAAGTGTAACCTACTAGTGACGTAAGACTCAAGTGTCTCGTTCGGGAGTGGTGCTCTGACCTGACCCCCCCACTCCTTATCTAGAGTCCCTGCAACTTCCTCGACAGACTGCCCAGAAGCTATCAATTCAACCGCTCTCTCGAATAAGACTTCCGAGAGCGGGTTATGGCTCTCAAGACCTTTTAGGTTCGAATCAAGGACTCTCCAGTCGTAATCGTGGAAGTTATCAAAGTCAGCTCGGTCGGTTATTATTCTGCGCTCAACGCTATCAGCGTCGTTGCGTGTCCCCAACCTTGCAATTCGAGTCGATTCTGGAACGTCAACATAGATGACGAAACAACCATCTCTGACATTCGTTGGTAACTGCCTCAAGTATGATGGGGTGAAGATTGCGAAGTCCCCAGAGTCCCAATTTTCCTTAGTTAATGAGTAATTCCAGTCATTATATGATTCCTCCACGATTCTTTCACCAGTGGGGTCCGAGAAGAAATAGTCTACACCATCGGTTTCACCATTTCTTTTAGGTCTGGTCGTGTTGAACACGCATTTCTTCAGTCCCCTAAGTTCCAGGGCTCTTCCAAGGGAGTCTTTACCACTTGCACCTTTCCCAACAATCAGTATCTTCATTATGTAAAAGAAAGCATAAGTCTAAATACAGATGAACCCCTCCCTTGGTGGTGGGAGAGGTTCATGCAACTATCGAAGGGCCATGCCCTAGAATTACAGACCGGAAGCGGTCTCAGGCCATTCAGCTGGTTCCCCAGTGTCGATGCCAATCTGAGTGCCGGAAGCGCCGAAGAAGCCAGCACCAGCTTTGCCGCTGTGGATCTCGATGTCAACTTGACCCATGTAGTAGGTGCCGTTGTGCATCACGTCGAGAGTGCCGGAAGCCCCCTTGAAGTCAGCCCCAACGCCTTGAGTCTCGATTCTGAGAAACTTGCCGTTGGTCATGACGAGGTTCTTGGCGACTTGGCCACCCGGTTTCACCTCAAACGAGCTGATAACGGAGGTCCCGGTCCCAGCAGCAGCCGATGGGGTCGAGGTTTCGTAACAACGAACGTTGAAGGAACTTCCGGGCTTGATTGACCCATCGGTGTCTTTTTCAGGAGTGTTGTAGAAGTGCAGCGAGAGAGCGCCGGATTTCGCGTTGATTTTCAACAGACTGGTGATCTTCCAATCTGTGCTTTTGACTTGAAGGTTTGTGCGTGCGGAGGATGCCATATTATTTTGTGGTTAGCGTTAGCGGATTAGCGTTAGCTTGACAAATAACTAACAGTTGATGTGTAGAAATACAAAGTTGAGAAACTTCCTTCTCTCCATCTGTCATAAAGAGTTAGCTATCTCAAGTATCCTTGACCTAAGCTGTTCGTGGCTAAACTGAGCAAGTATCCTGTCATCGACAACACATTGAGTCTCGGAGTAATGCTTGATCAAAGCCACAGCCATGTCTGTATCAGCTTGAGAAATCATGGCGTCAGGAAAAATCATCTTTTGGACTTCGCTGTGACAGCCTACACATACCGATCCGCAGGCTGCGGCATCTAGCTGGAACCTACCCCATGTCATCCTGTTATCCATGGAAAGATGGACCTGACACTTAGACGCTTCTGCCAAATAATCGAACCAGGACACTTGTTTATGAATTGTCCAGTTGTTCACCCCAAAGGACTTCTTGATGGATGAAAGCAAGTCAGTTTGGTCAGTATAGGAGTGAAACTGATAATCTGGTAACTCTTGCATTACCCTTAACGTTCCGGTTATATTACCCTCTGGCTGCCCGTACCTAACTAAATTAACACAAACTCTATTCTTCTCCTTGACCCCTGTTGAATGTTCGCGAGCAGTCTTGAAACAGTAAGCTGGATTGAAACGCCAGACTGGCTTCCCAAACACCCTGTAGTGGTCAAGGAGTTCCTCAGTGTGGACTAGGAACCCATCAAATCCGATGCTGGCGATCTGATCTACTAACCAATCCGTGTTTATAAATCCGAACCCGGATTCTTGGATTCCTAGTAGCCTTCTCCAAGAATTCGGCTTCTTCCTTTCCCTTCTATCCGGAATAGCCAAGCAAGCAAGAACTAGGTCGTGTTCTTCGCCAGATTCTTCGTCGAGGTTTCTCCAGACCCCGTCGAGAACGTGGGCTATATTTTCGTAGCCGCTTCCAGAGATAACCCTATGTTGGCTCTTCGATTGGGAGTATGAACCGAATATTATACTCATTCTGGAGTGACTGTACTCTCGTCAACGACAACAACCTGTGCCTTGAGTAGCTCGACCGTATTCTTGAAAGCTCGTTCGAGCAGCTCCGGGGGCATTACCAACTCGTATACGCTTCCACTACGAGCCATACCCGCCATCACGCAATCAGAGATGTATTCGAGGATGTCAAGAAGATTCACATCCTCAGGAACGCCATCCGCCTGAGCAAGGTGATGGCGATGAATCTGACGATGGTTATCCCACCATCCGGTTTGCTTGAAGCCAGTCACAAAGTCCCCATGGAACCAGTCAATGGCGGTTAGCTTGTCATAATCGTGCTCTCCAGCAGCTTCCGTGAGCTTCCCGATAAGGAAGGACATAGCCTTAACCACATCTTTGATGTGGGTGCGGCTGGAGGCTAGGAGAGTTTCCTTGGTGGTGTTGGCGAAGTCGCAGGTCCGTGTGTCTGCGGTGGCGGATTTAGTTATCTGGATCATAATAAGTTGGGATGATTGGAGAAGTCCATCCGACGATGGAGAAAGAATCAGTTCCCTGCCCCGTTCCATAAAACACTACCGAGTCCCTGTAGAGAGGCGGGATGTTATTACTTATCCACTCGTTTACCTTCGGATCAGAGAACAGCACCTCTGGATCGGTGACATCGGTGACACTGTTAGAAATGTGATTCATGAAGTTAAACGAAAGGTACACCCCAAAATGGGATGCGTTGTACCTCACAGCTTCCTCAAGGTTAATCGTCGAGAAAGTTGCAACTCTCCTTGGAAGCTTAGTCAAGGTAGTATTCTTAATGGAGTCCTCGATCAGCCCTCCGGAGGCAGTTTCAATCGCCTCCCAAGTCGTCTCTTCTTGATCTGGGTACCAATCTCCACTGTATGATTCCAGTACTTCGTGCTCAATGCCAGACTTCACTTGTTCCCATGTCAGATGGGAACCGTCAGCGGCAACGAACTTTTTGGAGTTAATTCTGATAGGAAAAGTTCTGAAGTTCAGAATGACCGGACCAGCGTAGATCGGGGGGAGCATGGCGTCGTTCAGAGCCGACGAGACGGTAACGTTCCTGGAGGTGGTGTTGGGAGCGAACCTGTGATGATTAAGGCTCAGTGGGAATCCTTGCCCAACCTCAAAGAGACCGCTGGAACCGCTGTCAAGAAGGTCCATGATGGCGGTCTCCGTGACACCGATCATATCTTCAATCTCAGGATAGTCCGAGGCTATCGAAAAGCCTCTTCGAAGCACCTTCTTGGCCAAAGAAGCACCCGCTCCTGAGCAAGTTGATCCGGTTTTTATAGTTCCAGAGTGGTTTCCGTCTACCTCCTTACCATCGAGATCCATCTCACCTCTTTCGAATGCTGCGTCAGCCTCAGTTATGACTGAGGCCCTGGGATGAATCATCACTTTGCATCTTGGGATTCCAGTCTGTTCAATCTCATTGAGCAAATCCTGGATTTTGAAGCTTGATCCAGGACTAATAAACACCTTATCGAGCTGCTCATGGTAGAAGCTTCCTGATGGTAGTGCCTTGAACACCACCTTCTTACCCCCGTCGATCACAGTATGACTAGCATTAGAGCTGTTGGATGTCACTAGAAAAGAGACTTTCCCGCTCTTTGTCAGATACGCAGCAAGTTTACCCTTCCCAGAGCTCCCGAAGCTGGCGTCGAGAATGAAAGTTAAAGTTCCTGGTACGAACACTGAATCCATTGAGGGTATCTTCATGATGGGATAGAAAGCGGTTTCTGATCAATCTTGTTTACTACCCAGCAGGAGCCAGACGCCGCTACCTCTATCCCCATCTTTGAGGACCACTCAGATACTGCTCTGAAGACTCCAATCCAGTGCTCCCCACTCGGGTAGTAGTCATGGCCAGCGATGACCCCTCCGACCTTCAGCTTAGGGTACCACTTTTCCAGATCTTCTAACACACTTTCATACTCATGAGAAGCATCTATGAAGACGAACTCTACGGAGTTATCGGTGAAAAGAGCGGAAGCCTCCGATGATGACTTCCTTATGGGAGTGAGAATCGATTTAATGGGGTCGGTGTTGGCCAGAAACTGAGTGTGTAGGGAATCGGTCACTACACACTCCATGCCCTGATGCTCAACGCTTCCCTCCCACGTGTCGACGCAGAATAAAGAGATGTTCTTGCCTGAGTTTATTATTTCTACTCCCAAGAAGGACGCGCTCCTCCCTTTCCAAGAGCCAACTTCAACAAAGCTTCCTTGGTCGAACCTATCGACCATCTGTGAATACAGAGATTGATAATCGAACCAGTCCTCACCTATCTCATGGTAAAAGTGCTCCATCACTTTCTTTCAAAGGCGAAGGTCGCTACATCCTCCCTACCCAACTCGACCTCGAAATCAGAAATCCCGAGAAGGCTGAATCCAAACCAGTCCATGAAAGCCGGAAATGATTCCGTAGTCCAGTACCAGCAATGTTCGTCCCTCCTGAAGTGTTTACTAGTCAAGACGTGCTCTGGTCCGGCGAATACTGGTATAGTAGCAAAGACGTATCGATTGACGTTCGCCAGAAGCTCAGTAGGATCGTGGATATGTTCTATTACGTCCCACAAGGAAATCGCCTCTGTTTCATTGATGTGTGGGTCGGATAAGAGTTCGTTGTCTTGCAGCCACTTCAATCCCACCGGGTTGATGTCATATCCTAGCGTCTTACCACCACCAGCGTTTCTGGTAGTAATGAAGTGTCCGCATCCGATTCCGATGTCAACCACTTCGGCTCCAGAGGCCCACTTATCTACCCACTGTATTCGCCTTTCCGTTATTTCCTTACCCATCTTGGTGTTAGCCATTGCGACGTACTTGTCCCAATAACCTTGATCGTATGGTGAATCGGTTACTGGGTAATATCCCATGTTGTGTTCTGGATACCATATCAGACTGTCTGTGAGACCCGTTCTAAACGTCAATACTGGTGGAGGATTCATAGTAATTTAGAAATCTTGTGAAGGAGAAGAGCATGTTTGATATAACCTTTTCGCATTGATGCTTCATATCGGTGCATCTGCAAAATTTATCAGGAGTGGCGAATCGTATCATAGATAGATTCATCCTAGTATCGGTTATAATGCCAGGAGCGTTATGACCCCCTTGGCCCCCAAGAATGCAGAAAAGGGGCGTCTCAAGAGCGATACAGGCCGGGACAATCCATCCTACTCCGCCTACCACCACGGCAGAGCCCTCGATTAGACCCATTAGGTCAGAGATCCCTAACTCGCCTTTATAGAACTTCTGATCCGCATAAGGCTCTGACCCGACCAACCACTCGTTATCGCCGTCTAGATCTGCAACAGAAACCACCCAATAACCCCTTCTTTTCAACTCCAGACTGGCTTCCTCGATGTACTTTGGTAGTGGAGCTCTGGCAGTATTTTCCCACTCCCTCCTGACAGTCACTGGCCTGATTACCGCTACCGGACGACCGTTATTCTTTATTTGGCACGGGAGCCCCCCGTAACTACTGAGCCCGAAGTCCGTTATGTCGAGTTTGAATCCAGCTTTCGACTCCATGGCTCTGATAATAGATCCCTTCTCAAGGTCTCTTGCACCATACGCTGGGTTGATTACCATGCAGTCGCTCGGATAGCTGGATACCCAGTCCGTTGCAGACTTTTCCATGTTTTTCTTCTGCGTCCTCAAGGAAGTCTCCACTCTGACGAAGTGGACTGATAGATCTCGGTACAGTTCCGGCCACGGAGTTGAGATCCAAACCTCGTTTCGAGAATTCAATAGAGCTTTAACGATATGTCTCTGAAATATATTATCTCCAAGACCCTTCATCGAATTAATATAATAATTCATAGCTCAGAGATGAGTCTCGGTGTGAACTTCAACTTCCTTAGTTTCAGAGTCTTATCCGTTAATATAAATTTAGCGGGACAAAATGTTTTAGCAAAAATGGAGTTCGGAGCAGTAGACACGATCACTCTCTGAATGTATACTCCGTAAAGTTGATACGTCCACTTTGATAGTATGCTGTAAATTCTGCTTTCATCGTGCTCGGTGAAACCACCTTTGATTTCTATAGTGCTCACTATCCTCCCGAAGACGTTATTCGCAACGAAGGGTGCCGAATAAGACTCAGGCAGGGAGTCCTCAGAAGAGGTGAGAGGGTCACATGTTGATAGCTCCACTACCAACCCTTTCTCTTTAGCCTTCGGTGTCCAGACAACCTCGAAGTCCGGCGTATAGGTTTGTTCCCTAAGTAGCACAGTGGACTTTGGCTTAGACTTCTGGTTCTTCCGACTCCACGCCTTCAGATTATTGGCAAGAACGATGGTTTGCGGTCTTTGCCAGTTATCGACGTACCCAGCACTGGACAATTCGTCAAGATACCACGAGAAGTATTCCTCCTCTTTCGAGTCAAACAATATCGTTGAAGATGTCATGAATGTAATCCTTATCGTCTTGCTTCGCGGCTTTTTTCAGGACTCGACGGCGAACCCTTCGGTTTTCAAGAAGAGCCTCATAGAGCCTTCTGACGCGCTCCTTGGAGAGGTCGTGAGATTTTACCACTGAGTTTATTGGATCACCCTTCATGACCGCCATGGCGGCAGAGGATTCATGGAGAGCTTGAACCAATCTGTCGAATGGAGGTATTTTGAGCGTTAATCCTCCAAAAGCTATCATTAACTTTAGAGAATTCTCGGGGCCTATAAGTTCTACTAGCTCAGGCAAGGACGACCAGTCCTTGCCATGATCTAGTAGAAGAGTTAGTGAAAGTCTTACCGAGAGAGCCTTCTCTTCACTCGAAGAGTTCCTTCGGCGGGATTTGCATATCCCTTTTCGAGTATCTGTCCGCATAAATGAGATACTCCTTGGTCTCGGTATCGGCCTTGAATTGCCCAGTGGCGTACTTCTCTGAGAGACGTTCACGAACTAAGTTAGGGTATACCGAGATGATGTGCATGGTATCGTACGAAATCCTCCACATCGAAGGGGGGTAAATACCATTTGCCATCCGGAACGCAGTTGACCGCTGAACCATGATAATATCGCCGACGTCCACTCTGTCCCTTGGGACCTCCTCGCCGACACTTACAACCTCCATGAAGTTGTATTTCTTCTCGAATTTCTTATCAGCTGGGACGTATAGTCCACCAGATGTTTGGACAAATCCGTATTGGTCCGTTTGCTTCGCGATAACCCCTCTTCCAATTGCTCTAGTCAGAGCTTCTGGCGGCTGCCAAATGCAGTTATCAATGAGGTTGTCGTAGTAGTCTGTGTCAATTTCTTCTGGCATAAACAGAAGAAAGCATAGACTGAGCGCGCTTAGATACCCTTTAGGAGAGCCTCGGTTAGCCTTGATGGGGGACCCATTCTGCTGCCTTCCGAAACCTCCTTCGACTCCCCAATAACAGAGAATGTTACCATCAGGATCGGCGTGTTAGATGGTAGTCCCTTTTTCTCCAAGTCAATAATAGCTCCAGAAACTGAGCGGTAGTAGTTACCTGTTAAATTAGGGACGAATTCTGGATCAGCCTGAAGCTGGCGATGATCTTTGTTCGACAGTGGTATGTATATGGTCATATGGGATAAGTAGTGTGGCTTTTGACATCGTCAGATTCCAGCTTCGTTCCTGAGTCTGATTATTTGTTGCGAAGTACTTTTGCCATGGCGTAGGTCAGAGCAGCGGCAAAGTTTTCGTCGTGATAGTCGTAGCCTTGACCATGAAGAACTTCGTGGGTGGCGTAGGACAGGAGGTCGTGCCGATCCAAACGTTTCGACCGCATGGTCCGGAAGGAGCCGCACTTGTCAACCGAAACTGGACTGACGTAGTAGGTCTTGATGCCATCGCGGTTCTCATAAAGGGCTGAAGCATCCTCGCTGAAAACGAAACCGATGGCGAAGCTGTCGGAGATCCCAAGGATTTTGTGAACCTTCAGAATCGCGTTGGTCCACTCTTCAAGGAGTCGCTTCGAGCGCTTCCCAAACGACTGCGGGTAGTAGGAACGGTCGAGTTTCATACCAGTCTCATTCCTGATGACGAACTTCGTTCCGGCCTCGTTATCTCCTCGCTCGAAGGTGGCGGAGACATCACTGCTTGGGAGTGGGATGAAGTTGTCAGAGGCCACCTTCCTCTCTGCGTCCGCAGCGATTAGGGCGGCTTGGTTGAACTCTTGCGGAGGCACCTCTCTCACATCTTCCGTGACCGTCCTTTCGTTTCTGACCGAGAGGACGGTGTTTCCATATTCGACGTATTCGACAACGTTCTCCTGAAGTGCCTTCCGCTTGTTGGTGGAGAGGCTCTTGATGAACTCAGACAGCAGCATATCGTAGCGGTAACGGAGACCATCCCGATTCGACGTGAGGATCGACTTAGTGTCGCCAATGAGGTCGAGAATGACGGTGGTGCCGCGCTCCCCTCGCTCGGAAAACATCGGAACCCCACCAACTCGAATGATAACGCTCGATCCACCCTTCACCACCTTCACCTTGCCGAGACCATCAATGATCTTCTTCGTCCTGGCATTGAGACAGGTGTCGAGGTGCTCGTCGTTGTAGGTGAGAAACCCCCTCCAATTCATCTGAGAGGCGAGAAGTCGGACGTTATCCTCAATGTGAGGGAAAGTGTTGCCATTGAGGCTGATCGTGGTTCTGGTGCCAGGATAGTAGGTGCCACGGCTGATCGTGTAGGAAGCACCAGACCCGTGAACGATCAAGTCACCGCTCTCAATCTTATAACTCGCATGGCAGAAGCAGAGCAACTCCTTTGCCTTCCCGAACCCGCCGACCGAGTTTGAGCCCTTGTTCGTTCCACCAAGGGAGAGAAAAACCTCGGTCAGGATCGACTCCGTCATTGGGGAGCCGTTGTTCGAGACAGTCAGTGTGTCATCATTGTCGAACCGAACCGAAATGCGATCACTGTTCGGAGCGTCAACGCAATTCTGGATGAACTCACGAATGAGAGCGAAAGACGGGTTCGAGTAATCGAGGGGGGCCTTGGAAAAGAATTCTGGCCCGATCGTGATGTGGTGTGTTGTTTCCATATAAAAATTATAACACACATGAAGGCATTTGTCAAGTTATATACATATCAAAATGGGTACTATTTATTGTATGCCGAACAGGGGTATATCGAGAGTCGCTATAATGTTGTTGGAAAGGTCCGGTGACGCCATATTCCGAGAGGAGGCCGAGAGGGTCATAGAACTCCTATTGAATAATGTCCAGAAGACCACTTTATACGCCAGAGAGTCCCGTCTCTACCTCCCCGAAGAGAAAATAATGATGCTCGCTAAGGACTTCGAGGACGAGGATATGTACGCTCAGGTGGACAAAAAGAGGGGTTACTACATAATTGAGATAAACCTTCCTGTTCTATCCGAGAAAATTGTCGGAGAGAGAATCGAGATGAGTGACCTTAGTCGCATGCGGATCAGAGCAGTGCTAAGAGCTCTCCTGAAAAATAATTCATTCCGAGCATTCCTAGTGCACGAATTAATTCACGTGTTGATGCGTAAGAAAGACGTGAATTACTCCATGAACTCGGATGAGTACTCAGTATACGTTAATAACCCTGAGGAACTCAGTGCTTGGTTCAATCAAGCGGTGTACGATCTGGTGTATAGAGCCAGAGGTAGTAAGCTGGACCCTAGACGAGTTATAGGGTATGATGAGTCAGAGTTCATGGATAATGTGGCCACCTTCCTAAATGGCCATGGCTTGTGGGGCAAGTACACTGACGAGTCTAAAAAGAGGATCCTCAGACGTTCTTATACTGGTTATGAGGATGCTATCAGGCAAGCTACCGCTTAATGTACATCCCAAGGGTAGACCGCTGTAACTCCTTGAGGAGGGTAGAAGTTGATCTTACAATAGCCTCCTCGTAGTCCATAAAGGGAAACGAGGTCAACTTAGAATCCCGGTTCAGGTTGTAGACCGACAGGCCAGCTCTCTTGAACACTGGAGCTAGCATATCAAAGTACCCTTTCATGATTCTGTATGAATTCATGTTGTTGTTTATGGCGTTAGAGTCTCTGGCTTCGTCGAAGAAGTACTTACTCTCTTGATCCATGTGGAAGTCGCACCCACCAAGGTAAATAGTACGAAATCCAAGCAAATGGAGTATCCTGATAGAGGAAAGCATCACCGATCTACCCCCTCCAAGAGAACCATGGTTCCCCCAGTTTATGGTTGATTCCGTGAGAAAGGAGGAATGATCGAACCTCTCATTCCTACGAAAACCGAATACGTTTGGACAGCTTGAGACACTGACGCTTGAAAGGGAGTTGGACTCACAATCAAGAATAACCTTTGGAAAGTGAGCCTGAGGTATGAACTTCATAATCCTCGGGTCCATCCAGATTGACGGCATGAACCTGTGAGGATCATCGACACATGACCATAGATTCGGCCTGAACAAGTGGGAACCGTTGTTCACTCCCATGGTAATAACGCCGGGGGAATCGAGGAGGTTTAGGTCCAAATTGCTGAGTGATTTCCCGTTCAGAAGCAGAAAGGCTGATTGCCCCCTATACAGATTAACCAAATCAACAGAACTGCCATCATGTCTGAAGAAGAAAGGTGGAGACCTCAAGCCGTCATCATCAAGTGACGGTGGCCTCTCGATCGCTCTCTTATCATGAACGTCAGTAAAATCCTTTCCTGGATTCCTGGCTACGAGTTTTATGCTGAAACGCTTGGTTTTGTCAAACCCTTGGAAGTCATGAGTGTCCAAAAAGTGGGCCACCTCTAAGTCTTTGATGTCACCTTGAGTTACCTTAATCGAAGATGCTTTGAGGGAAGATGCTATGGACTTCAGCTTAGGGATGTCGGTGAGCGAGCAGTCTGAGTATGTTAATATGTGCGAGTTATACGTCTCTTTCATACGTCGGTAGAATTCGGGTCACAGTCATTATTGTAAAAAGTAGAATATCTCTCGAATACACTCTCATCAGTATCATTGAGATCGTGAGGGAAGTCCTTCCAGACGTATGTACTTGGTGGCTCCGGCCAGCCACATTTAGCTAGGCAGGCTTTACAGCTAGGCCAGGATTTTACCCACCTGGGATCTATAACATCCGCATTCAACATCTCAGTGTAAGGTTCATATAACCAGTAAACCCGTAGACCGGAGGACTCCAGCTATCCGGTAATCCGATCAATCTGCCGTCTATCACGTTCCCCCACTTATACACAACTGGTCTTTCCATTCCATAATAACCAACCTCTTCTATCGACCATTTATTGTGGATTGGCAGTCCAGAGTTACTGAATCCACTTAGTGGGATTGAGTCGGACCCATTGATCAGCCCATTGAGAACCGTGAAAGCGACCGCAACCACTCTACAGGGGTCTCCGACGAAGTTCTCATAGGAATGATAGGAAAAGTCATTGTGCGACTCGCTATGCTCCACGTTGCCGCCGCAGCAATAATCACCTAACACTGCTGCCGGGTTACTTGAATTCCATCTTCCCTCTATCTTATCACCGTTGGACCACAATGATTTTGAGATCACCAGATCACCTTGCTCAACGCGGAGTTCCAACCATTTATCCCTCGGTAGTGTCGGTAGATCGATAGTCAAATCCATGACCCCAATCTTACTTACCCCCTGCCACAGTAAGTGATCCATTGGGTTTTGCAAGTCGAACCACCCTAAGAAAACTCTGATATCATTCCCAAAGGATTCGGATGGGAATGAAACTGATATCTTCTGACCGGAATGTACCCTTGAGGGCCTAGCTGATAGAGGTCCGATTTTCTGTCCGATCGCCAAGGTGGTATTTGACCCGAAATGATATTTGGAGGAAGTCTGCAAGGATTCTACCTCGAACTTGATGGATTCCTTCGTGACGTCGTTCCTTGGGTATACAAATCGCTTCCCCAATATCCTGAAGCATTTGCATTTGAAAGATATTACGCGAGGATCTGGCATGACTATGGGTCCAACGGTGGCGGTGGTTCCTCAGCGGAGGACGGTGGTTCTGAATCTGATGATGATGAATAGTTGTCCGCTGAAGACCCAGAATCGGAGGAATAAGAAGAGGAGGAGGAAGAAGAGGAGGAAGAGTCGGATGAGGAAGAGGGGAAAGAGTAAGATGAAGTGTCGGAAGAAAGTGAGGAGCCAGAGGAAAGTGAGGAACCGGAGGACTCGAAAGAGGATTCGGAGGAAAGGGAAGACTCGGAGGAAAGGGAAGACTCAGAAGACTCGGACAATTCAGACGAAGATGACTCGGATAGCGACGTCCTGGGCCTGAAGTCGAAGTTATCGATGATGTGTATCACCGGAAGTATCCACCAATCGGACCAAGCGTATTCCCCGAAGTAGTCTATAACGAGCGTGTTAGTGCCGCTCTTCAATAAACTGGTGACATCAGTTATCCTGTCTAATAGAGGAAGTTGTTCCCCGTTCAGCGTAAATGAAGTGTGGTGAGATCTCCTATATGGTACCTCACCTGTTTCTGGAAGGGAATAGACTGGGTCTCGCTCTTCCTTGTTCTCTCTTGTGTATTCTACCTCAGCGTACTTGGATAGTGTCGTCGGGGACTGTATAATCCGGTTTGGTTCGTCTAGCACTATAACCCCGGAGGGTCCTACATTGAACTCCGAGGATATAGATGACGAACTTCCATTGTAGGATGTGGAGGTGGACGCGTAAGTCTGAATTCTAGACCCGCTAGGGGTCCTTGAAACAAAATATCCGAAATCGGCATCCTTCTCTAGTTGAAATGTGATAGTTTTCCTACCATAACCGAGTCCTTTTTCCTCAGATATTATTTTTAGCGGTTTACACGCAGACCAGTATGTCCTGACTGGGCTTACTACCTGTTTCACGCCGTTCCAAGTAGATGGAGCGGTCGCCATGATCTCGTTACTAATCATAGTACTGCCGCCGTTAGCCGTCAGAATAACGTCCCCGGAAATGGCGCTAGAAACATTAACTAATCGATGACGCAAGAATGGCTTGTCCTTGCTGCCCTGGTTAACTGACCAAGTGGCGTACTCCTCATTCTTGTTGATCCTCCCCCCTATCTTGAATCTGTCGTCTACTCTTATTGAGACTTTCTTCGAGAAGGATATAACTGAGAGTATAGATGGAATAGAGGCGTAATCAACCGGAAATTCTGGATCTTCCTTTACGCCAAGCATTTTCAACTTGTTCGAGTCATACTCAGTCCAGTTCAAGTCGTAGACAACTCCAGCCAATCCGAATAACGACTCGTGTATTAACCTAGTGAGAGCCTGAACTAGAGCTGGCTTTTTGGAAACGAGTCCCATTATTTCAGCCGTACTTTCAGGAGTTACGGGGATGCCCTCAATCGTGAGAGCAGGGGGCATCCTGCAAGACAGTTCGTACCTACCCCAGATGTCTTCTAGAATCAGATTGAGGGGAGGATCAAACACAAAAGAGGAGTTTAGCGCCCCTTCAAAAGCGCTAAACTCCCCGGAGATCCTTGAGTAAGGATACTTTTCGTCCATGTTAATACCTATTCGTCATCGTCATCATCGTCGTCCCCGACATTGAATGACACCTTCGAATCCATAACCTTCGAGGAGTATTCTCTGATAGCTTCTGCTATCTGAGATTTTGGATCTATCTTCCCAGACGCAACGGAATCGAGGGAGCTCGTATACAGACTAAGAAACTCGGACTTCGTCATTGGATCGGATTTCCCTGACGCAGTTACGAGACTATGCCAGCCCCCAGTTTTTACTGTCTTCAAGATGTCGAACTTCTTGAATTCGTACCAGAGTGACCAAACATCACTGAGACCACTTCTGAAGCCCCCGATGGAGTGGAAAAGTAGTGGCACTTCGACTTTCCTAACTGGCGTGGCACGCTTGTTCTTGATGGTCGTTATCTGAATTTTGAAACCATCTGGTCCACTATCCTCCTCATTCTTCTTCTTGGCCGAGAATCTGAAGATTCCGATATTGTTCATCTTGACTCGGTAATCAGAGTAGAATTTGATGGCATTACCACAAGCACTGTCATTGGTGTTGAACATCTCCCCGGGCTTATCCCTGGTTTGGTTCACAAGAAGAAGATGGGCATCAGTGTGGAGAAGGACTCCTCTGATCTTCCTCAACGCCTGGGACAGGATTCTGGCCTGGGGGGCGTAAGTAGTCTTGCCGATCTCTTTCTTCAATTCTTCTTCAGTTTCGATGGACGCAACTGAGTCAAAGACGTACAGAATTGGTCTCCGTATCTTCTCTTTCTCTAGAATGGTCGCGGTGTCCTGGATGCTGGAGAAGCATTTCTCCATTGATTTACCCTTTCTGACGATGAGGCGGCCACACCCGAATATCGGTATTTGTTGGAACTTCTTATCGTCTAGAGCGGTCTCCTGATCGAAGTACTGAGCGATACCATCAGGATGATCGATTAGGAATTTCTCCACGACCGCCTGGGCAAGTTCAGATTTACCAGACTTGTTAGGACCGTAGATCTCACTTATTTTGCTTGAAGCAAAACCTCCTTCCCCGAGAATAGTGTCTACTACTGATAGCCCAGTACGGTAATAATGAGACGGGATCAAAAAGTTATCCTGTTCCCCCGAGTTGTAAACATAGACGTAGTCGTCATCCTTAGTGGCTTGATCCAGAATCCTGGACATCAAATCCGGCTTCTCCTTTTTTTCTTTAGACATGGATTTAAATAGATGTTGGGCGGTGAGGATTATCCTCACCGCCCTCTTGTTAGTCTTCGTCGTCGTCTTGGAAGCGGCTCAGGAGCCTGTCCTTAGCTGACTTGGGGGCTTTCTTGACCTCTTCCTCATCGTCGTCGTCAAGGGACACCAACTTCTTCTTCGGACGAGGCTCTTCGTCGTCGTCAAGGGACACCAACTTCTTCTTCGGACGAGGCTCTTCGTCGTCATCATCCAGGACGACTTTCTTCTTCGGACGAGGACCATCGTCATCCGGGATAATTTTCTTCTTCGGACGGAAGTCCTCATCGTCGTCATCAACGACCTTCTTCTTCTTCGGACGGAAGTCGTCCTCATCGTCGTCATCAACGACCTTCTTCTTCTTCGGACGGAAGTCGTCCTCATCGTCGTCATCAACGACCTTCTTCTTCGGACGGAAGTCCTCATCAGAGTCACGTCGGCGTGGGACGTCCTCTTCTTGGAAGGTCCTCTTCTTACCACTCCCAGAAAGAAGAAGCTCGACGGTCTTTTCCATATCCTCCACACTCGGTTCAGAAGACAAGTACTCCTTAGGGAAGTCAACCCTGGAGGCCATGATTCGCTTATATTCCGCCTGATCATCTGATACCGGGGACGACCTTAGCTTCACTGAGGCGACATATGAGGTGCGATTATTCTCAGTCTTCCTCTTGATAGTGAAATCGTGACCATCCTCAGGGTCAAAGATATCACCGTCGGGGTTGTTGGTGAAGGCGTTGACGAATACGTCCCAAACAGTCTTGGGAGCGAAGAATGCTCTAGCAGTCGGAGTATTCTCAGAACGATCAACGATGTTGTGAAGATACGCTCTCCGGTATGAAAGGTCCTTGACGGATGATTTGAGCTTCTTGAGTTTCTTCTCCAGACGTGCACGCTCAGCCTCATCAGAGCAGTGCTGAAGGCTCTCATCGACCTTGCGTTCCTCATCTTTGGCATCTTCCCAAGCTTTGCAGAATGGGCAGTCGTTCCGCCCAAAGTGCTCCTTCAAACAGGGGTAAGCAATATTATTACCCCTACCATCCGGACTAGGACCCCAATGTTGGACGAGTGGTTCGTACCACCTCTTCTTGGTCTTTCCGAAGAATCCTGGAAGAACTCTGATAGTGTGCTCCTTGCCGTCTGCTGGAACTTTCCAGGTAGGGGTCTTAGAACCCCCTGAGTTTTCTTTATCGTTCTGGATCTCATCCAGGAGTGACTGATCAATCGCCATATGCTTTAGTTTATTTTGGTTTATTTGGGCTTTGGTATTTGTTGTCGCCTTTCCCAAGGGCAAATCTTAGAAAACGAAGTTTAAGATAACTGAACGAACCATGTGTCACCTTCGTCCAAGTCGTATGAATAATTATTGGCTGAACACCAGTCAGCCACTGCCCTAGACACTCCCCAAGAGTTTCGTTCCGACAGCTTGAAGTCATGACCACATAGGATACCACCAGCTTTTATCTTTTTTGACCACAATTCGATATCCTTCAGTACGGCAGTGTAGGAATGATCAGCGTCTATGAAGACGAAGTCCAGGGTGTTATCTTGTACGAGCCCAGCAAAAACGCTTGAGTCTTGTTTTATTACAGTGGCCCTAGTTCTGGAAAATTTAACTCTGGAAATGGCCTTGATCATTGCCTCATCGAATTCGGCCTGAGATAGCCTAGACTTCTTGTCCATTGATTCATAATACGAATCCCCCACAGTTGAAGATGACCAGGAATCTATCATTAACAACTCAAGATCCCCTCTCATGCTAAGTAAGTAGGAAGACATAGATCCATCAAAAACCCCGACCTCAGCACCTTTCACTGGGGAATTAGGTAATCTCTTCAATAACGAGTCGCACCTCGGTATTCTTTTGACAAAGCTAGACCTTCCGGATGAGCCTGGCATATGCTGATCAGGTATTCCGCCGAAATGCATAGCGAATGGTTCCACCCCATCACAGAACCTATGCCTGATACCTTTTAGCAACTCCGCCCTCTGGGACTCATCAGACTCTATTATCCTTTTGCAAGAGTCGAATCTTAGATAGGGTGCTATATAATGGCACGGCAGTATCTCTCCACTCTTATCGAGAGACCTGAAAAGAGTGGGGCCAAAGGCTGTCCTACCAAATCTGGAGTTTTCCCTTATAAGCCTCTTCGACTCCATCACCAAGCTGGAGATGTTGGTGCCTCCAGCTGTATCACCAAATATACAGTTGGCAATCCTACCGCAGTTGGACATAGTGTTCCAGAAGTACATCGAACTTCTCGGCATAATATGATCGAACCTTTTCAGAAGGTAAACATCTCCATCCAAGTATGTCCCGCCATATTCGTTGACTGCCCAAAGCCGTATCAAATCCGACTTCATGCATAACTGCCCAAGGTCATGAATTACTTCAAAGTATTCATCGTATAGATTGTTGGGAATGGAGTCCCAAACTACTATCTCCGCTGATGGGTATAGTTGTCTTACCCTATCTATATTATCCTGTACGATCCTTGGAATTTCCCCAAGCCAGACAAAATGAAACTTGTCATCAATCATAACGGCTGCATTACTGGCTCTTCTTGTCTAGTCGAACTTCCGCTCCCAAGGATATTAGCATTTCCTTCCTGGCATTGAATGCAAGTCGTGCGGCTGAAATTACCACTTCTTGCTCTCTCAATGAGAACAAATCCTGATAGAGAGATTTCACTCGCTCATCAACAGTGACATTCGCCTTGATCGTTGCCTCATTCGGTACTCTTCCGCCAAGTCTAAGTTGCTCGCGAACCCTGAGAAAGGCTTCAGCCTCTGCTTCCTTGATCTCCCGCTCCTTTCTCTCGATCTGCAATTCGACCAAGCCATATTCATGTTGAAGAACTGCCATCCAAGGAGACTGTAGTTCATACTCATGAATAAGGTTCTCTGGATCGATCCGTAATAGAGCACTCAGAGGTATTCTATCACCCCCTGAGGTCTTCAGTTTTGGGATCAAAGAGGGATGAGGAAGGTATTCTTTGTTGGTCATAGTCTAACCGAATCTAGAAACCACTCTGGGAAGAGGTTCTGCTCCCTGTCGAAGAAGCTTTTGAAACCACCATCAAGCATTACTGAGTAACCCCAGTCGTTTTTACTTCTAACGACACGTCCGCAGCCCTGGATGATAGTCTTGGCTACTTGCCATGAGTACCATGATCTGTCTCTATCCATTCTGGCCTTCACCCATTGGTCACCCATTGACGGGTAGGGAACCTTCAAGAAAAGGGCGAACCTTGCCAGATCTCCCTTAAGATCCAAACCCTCAGTCATAGACGGCGAGATAAGAACCAAATCGTCCTGATCAGAATTCATAAACCTCTCAATAAGAGCGTTCCTATCTTCACCTTGCTTATGCAACAGCAACCTATCCTTCATCTTCGATAAGTTGAAAAATTCATTGGCAAGCTTGAAGGTGTGGGAATGGACGATACCGCGCATTCCCTCGAACTTCCTGAGAAATTTATCGGCCTCAGAAACAACCCCCGGAAATTCATATTCGATGTTACCTCTGTTCAACCCCACTTTACCCTTCAGGTAGACTTTCCTGTTGTCCCTATCGAATGGCGAATCGATGCGGTAAAAAGCAACGTCTTTCTTAGGCCATCCAATATTCTTGATGAACTGATTAACGTCCAAAATAGTGGCTGACGTGAGAAGGAAACGTTTTTCCTTAATGAAATCCGGAAGAGTTTCCCATACATGGCTCGCGTACAACGGTTTGAAAACGAATCCGTCCCTATCTCTATCTTCATTTCTGATAAGAACCAACCCGGCGTCTATGAGAGCGTCCTCATCGAAGTCGTCACTTTGATAAAGCTTGACTCCTGAGTCCTCAACTGGGGAAGTTATAATCGTGTATGCATGATTTGAGGCTGTGGTGAACTCCTCTAGGCGGAGCATTTCTTCCAGCTGTTTGAGCAGTGATGAACTATCCCCGTTCTTTTCAAATAAATCACAACCAACCCTAAGCTCAGAGCACTTCCGGTTGACGTCTTCGACAAGGGAGACAAAGAAGTCGATAGCTTCGTAAAAACTCCTCGGCCTCTGATAGTTGAAGCCATTGTCCTTACACCATTTCTCTGAAATCTCTACGGATGCTGAGTCGATTAGCGATTGTTCAAGGTTATGAGCCTCATCCAGAATAATCCATTGTTGATCCAGTATCAATTCTGGAGTACCAAGGAAACGCCAGAAGTATGCGTAATTCGAGGTACCATGTGTGGAGCTACAAAAGTTAGCCTTTGCGATTTGATAGGGGCAAGACCCAAGGCATTTATCGCGTTTGCAAAGAACGGAGCCGCGTTTACAACTTAGGAACCCGTCTGACCCTTTGTCGGCGGTGCTCTTCCTACACTTGTAGTTCTCGGAAGACATGATCAGATCCATGTAGGGGAAGTCACGCAAGTACTGTTCCTGTAGAGATATTTGAGGAGTCAACACAACCCCTCCACCGTCATTGCACACCGTAGTACAAATGAGGGATTTACCAACGCCTGTTGGGGCTTCAACAATGCAGAATTTTGCTGTTTGTTCGGACAGCCAGTCAAGAACATCTACCTGGGACTTTCTGGGCTTAGTGTCGTGATTCCACAACGACATTAAGTCGACCTTTGATGTACCATATTTTTCCCAACCGTTACCATTCCATTGGTACATTGGTAAGTTTGCCTCCTGAGACAGCTTCCAGATGATGTCGCCATCAGATCCAGCAGTTTCTTCTGCCTCTGTCAATGTCATTGGACCGCTTGTGAAAGCTTCCCCGTCCTTACTGATACCGAATTTCATTACAATGAAGAAATCCTTGTCAGTTAAGTTCCAAACTTCTTCAGGAATTCTCTGACCACCGCAAATGATGGCGCGACCTCGGTCAAGAATGCTATAATGTAGCTGACGATCCTGTAACACACCATTAGAAGAGTTATCACAAACCCTAGAATGGCGACCATTAAAGTAACCTGCAGGGAGTTAAGGTGTAACCACGAAAAGACTGAGGCGGAAAGAGCTGCGACAAGGCTTACGATCTCAATAGGCTGGACTATCTTCATAAAGAACAGAACGCCAGAAGTCATACTGCCGAGATCAACCCAGAAGAAGAAGACCTGAGCAGCGAGTCGCGCATATCAGATAACAACGGAACTATGTTCTCTATCACCTTTCGGTTGTTCCCAAGGTGCCTTTCAATGCCACCCAGCTTGATTCCGCTGAGAGCTTTTTCAAAACCTTCGACCGGGTCCTTTCCAGGCTGCGGCTTACCAACGGACGGCTGATACGGCATCTCTTTCTTTAATGCTGGGAGCTTGAGTTCTTCGGTGTTAAGGTCTTGTTCGACCCTCTCCCTCTCGGCTCTAATATCCATTAGAGCCTTATCCTTCGTCTGCTCATAACCCTCCTTATCGGACACGAACGGTTTATACTTCTCATATTGATCAAGGACCCCCTTTTCGGCATCATCCTGCCGTTTCGGCATAGCAGGGGTCGGTTCTTGTTTCTTGCTCTCAAGATCCTTCATCATCTTAGCTCTTTCCTCATCCTGGTAACGTGTCGAGTCGGGGCTCCGAAGTTGGTCGGTCAAGTTGGCCAAATTCCTCTCTGCCATTTTCATAGCGACACTTTCCTCAGACTTGGAAGCTCTTTCCAGTTCTTTGGTCCATATTTGTATGGCCTTTTCCCTCTCTAAATTCGCCTCCACACCCTTATCTCGGAATGAGCCAGCTCCCACCTCATGCAGCATCTTGCCTCGCTCATTCTCATCGTCCATTTTCTTCTGGAGATCACTCGTCCACCAATCGGCAGCATGTGTCGAGACGTCCTTACCAGTGGTCGCCTCAGAAATTTTCTGAATACCCTGAGCAATGCCATACCCGAGAAGTGCTCCCGTTCCCACGGTGGCAGCTATGGGGGCAGCACCAGCAGCTCCAACTGAGGTAGCCCCTAGAGCACTGGCCGATGAAAGGGTGCCCCCTATTGCCGTACCCGCTCCCGATAAAAGACCACTGGCACCTGCACCGATTCTAGAGACCATACCGCTGGCACCTGCACCGATTCTAGATAGAATACCTCCACCAGCAGCGCCAGCGCCACCTGATAAGAGCGACCCGCCTAGTTTCTTAGCGAGCAACAAGGAGAGACCCCCGAGTGCACCATCAATGATTCCACCAGAGTCTATTCCAAGGCTCTCCTTCCCTGATCTATTGGCTGCGGTTATATCTCTTAGAGTGTCTGCGAAGGTGCCGAGTGCGCCAGTAGCGTCGGCGGCTCCAATAGCAATATCAGCTATATTAGCGTTGAATCTAGAAACTGTCTCATCAGTGGTTATTAGCCTGTCCTGAATGTCCTTCTGGGCATCCTTCCCGGTAAGATCTTTTATATCTGTCGCTGCGTCCTCTTTGGTAGGAATATTAACTTCCTGTAATACGTTCTTGAGACCGAGAAGGTCGGGCAAAGACTTCCCCGTCATGTCAGTGATAGTCTTTGCTTGCGCCTCTAGAATCCTGAATCTCTCATATTCTGAGTTATCCATAGTACCTTCCCTGCGCTGCGCGAACAGATCCTCATACTCAGCCATACTGACCCCAAATGACTGTAGGGACTTCTCAATTATCTCTTGCTGCTTCTCAGCTGCTTTTGGGTCAACCGAGGCTTGACTGAGTGCCCAAGATACCTCGCTGGCGTTCACCCCTGAAAGTGCTGAAAGCTTGAGCTCTTCCGTGAGGGCCTCCGAACCCTGCTTCTGAGTAAGGGAAGTTGCATACTTACCAAAATCAATGGCTGCTCTCTTCTGGACGCCAGCCGCGTACGCCAAGTCAGATATATAAGCCTTCCTGGAGTCCTTGTCGAGAGCCATCACGGTCTCCATATGCTTCGCCGTCATTTCCTGGACATCCTTACCTTCCAAGCCTAACGTGGAAGAGTATCCAGCCATCTCGGTCATAAGGTTCTGCATCTCTCCGAGGCTCAAATGAGCCTGGCCAACCATTTGATGCTGAAGTGCTATCATGTCCGAGGAACTCATGTTCATCATGGTAGCACTTCCTCGAACATTCAGAGCGTACTCCTCCACCTGTTTTGAGGCTTCCCTAATGTCGAGAGACCCGGAGACACGCTCCATATCTGAGATCAAGTTCGCTGAGAATTGAGCTGCTTCCTTGGAGCTGTACATCAAAGCTGAGGCAACCTTCGGACCTAGTACGGTCAGACTATTGACACTATTTCTCATGCCGTCAATACTGGCAGACATCAATGACGTCCCCCTGATCGATAGTCTGGCGGAGTCGTTATACTCCAGCAGTGTACCGACTACTTTCACTGATGTCTCGAACAGCCCCTTAATAGACTTCTCAACGACACCAAGTCTATTTGACAGTGTCACTGACGATGTCGAAACCCTCTCGGCTGATCTATGAATGTCCTCGATGCTTTCTTCAAGACCATCGGTGGCTTCAGTGGCTGATTCTACACCTCTAGTGAAGGACCTGAGCGATTGTGTGCTGCTTTCCACACTATCAAGCACCGCCTCGTGAGCGTCTCTGTATTCCCTAAGTACGAATGAACCTGCCATATAATAATTATCTATGTGTCAGGGGTACCACTCGATAAGGCAGAAGTAACCAAGTTGCTCCGAAAGGTGATAGTCTCAGAAAGTGACAACCTAGAAGGTAGTGATAGAATTCTTGGAAGGTATCTGTCCGGAGTAATTGAACTAGATGATGATTTCCAAGTTATAAGTCCAGATCATAAGAAGTCCCTGGAGCACCTAGATAGTAAAGTCAGAATAATTGAGAAATTCGATAAGGAGGCTCTAGACCTAATAAAATCAGAGCTGGATTTGTAACTATCTTCATGAGGTTCCATGAGCAGGCTATATTCAAGTACGACCCAGATGAGTTCTCAGGTATCTCTATTGATGAACTGTTGAATATTACTCGTCCCGGGGACATGGATGGTTTTAAGCTTGGGGGTCTGTCAGACTTCAGGGAGTCATTCGAGATCATACGTGAGTTCTATGAGAACTATCCCTTGATTTCCATAAGGGAACTCAGGACTAATACAGGTGACAACCCAGTGGAGATTGACGAGTTATGGCATGAACCAGCCTCTTTGAAGTTGGAGTTCAACCGCCTGTTGAAGTTAAGGGCGAAGATTGAACTGGGAGAGGAGAGTGCCAAACATGAAAAGACCGGGATATCGAAGAGTTATGACCTGACTTTGTACACTGGTATTCCTACGCTTTATGACCTTGATTACTGGCCCCGCGTCGGGGATGAGTTCACTTGGAGGGGAATACTCCACTCGGTTTCCCACGTCAAAATAAACTCAAAACACTACTTCCAGAATAGCAGTGTACCGATTCATATTTGCCTAAGTGCGATAATAAAGCAATCGGATGGTAGCATCCCGCATTATCAAAACTTGGTCTCTTCGACCAGCCTCTCAGAGACGAACAGACCTCAGAATGAGAAGCCTTTGTCACCCGTTGATGACATCGCTATGAGGATGGATGATGGTTTCTAACTCTTCTCAGGAGTTATTTTGAAAACCGCAGACTTGACCCCATTGATCACTAGTTCCTGAGCCTCCGCCTTAAACTTAAGGCTCTCGGCAATGGTCCTGAGAACCGAGACCGAATGCTCTTTGATGGAGTCAAAGAGGTCTTCAGTTTTCGGTGATACTACCATTAAGAAATAACCCGGAGTGCCATCTTTCCAGGTTATTTCAGAGACGTTGTCAAGCATCAAAAAGTCTCTCGACAAGAGCTTTTCGAACCTTTCCTTGAAAGCCGTGACGTCTGGTTTCATTCAACTTGTCCACGGAGAGACTCTGGAATGAAGGATTTCAGCATGGCGATATTGTCGACGACAGACTTCACCTCGTTAATACTAAGGCTATTAAAGCTGCCAGCCTTAAATGCGTACAGGAGATGATTATAGGACAACATTACTGACCTGAGAGTAACGGCCACCATCGGCACTTGAGTATCGGTTCCAGACTCTTGGGTGGGAACTTCTGGGTTGTCTTGAGCGGGATCTGGGTTATTCATACTTGAAATAGAAAGCGGTTCTTCAGCCCTTAGGTTCGATGACGTCACCCTCGGTTCCCTCATCATCGAGTTCACTACCCTCGTCCTCGTCCCCAAACTCCTCAGCGTCCAGTTCAGCGCCGTCCAGTTCAGCGCCGTCCAGATCATCACTCTCGATGTCAGAGGTGTCCGGTATGGGTATGTCATCAGGTGAAGAAATACCGAGGTATTGTGCCAGGGTCTTATCACCCACCGAACTCAGAAATTCAGCAAACTTAAGGGAATCAGGCTCCCACGTCATTTGACCGAAATAAGAAGCCCGTTCCGGGTCTTTCTTGGAGAGCGCGGATAGGACCGCTTGCATTGCTACCTTTGAGTCCTTGCTTTGAAGCTGCGGGTCATCCCCCCTGAAGGAATTGTACAAGGTGATTAAACTCCTCAAGGCAAACCTATTGGAAGAAACTACATCCTTCAATAAGCTGGAGACATCAGAAGCCTCAATCAACATTCTTCTTATCGTGGAGTTACTTTCCGAAAGCATGCTGATAACTAGTCACTTCCGGAAGCCATCAATAGTTGCTGAACTATCGGGTCGACCGATGCTTTCACCAACGTGTTAGCATCGATCCCATTAATCTGCTTCGACGCCTTGGAGATGCTGAGTTCTTTCACCTCCATCACTGATCTGAGGGCCTCAACTAGTTTCTCGTCCCTGATTCTTGGATGGAGTGAAGGTGGAATTAAGTCCCTATCGATATTAGAGGATACTATCGTTAGCATGCCTTCCTCCGAAACCGCGACCGCCAGTTTATGGCTTTCGAGCCACCCTATGGTGGATTCCGAGACCGAAATCCTGAATTCAGTCAGCAATAGATCTCTCATCAAGGAGGAGGAACGCAGTTCCTTGCGCTTAGCGGCGTATTCATCCTGAACTAAAATACGATTGCCACCTGAAATGTGGTAGGTTCCGGTCAACCAGTGTTCTGGAAATTCTTCTTTGGTCAACCTCCCCGACAACTCGGCGGCTAGTATCCACCAAATATCAGGTTTGAAAGAACTACTTGACAGGTTTATCTTACCGCCTCTTGAAACACTGATCGTTATTATAGTATCAAGGTAGTCAGTCTCGGACATCAAAATCCTACTTCTGATATTAAGGTTATTCGGTAGGGCCGAATATGCTCCCTCCTGCTTCTTGAATTCCTTCAAGTATTCTAAAGCAGACTCACTAAGAAGGTATGAGTTAACGAAGAATTTCGTGGCTGACCCACGAGTACGATGGAGGAAGGCGGAGATAGAAGTCCTAAGCCATTCATCAAATTCCTTATCACCTCTATTTTCTCGAATAATACACAACTTTTCGAGCGTCTCACCCTTTGGGGTGAATCCGCCTTGGTCTGGTTGACTCCCTGAAACAGATGTCCAGTGATATATCAACCTATCTCTTATCCAATTTTGGGTATCATCCACCAAATTAAGAAAGCCTAGTATCAGGCTATTCTAAGGTGAGCAAGTACAGCAATTTGCTCACGGCCTGGAGCATTTCATCTCTGATGTTGAGAAGATTGGTGTCGGAAAGGTGATTGGATATTTCATTAAGACATTCCAGTTGGAGTCTCAGATAATCCATTACTGCCACATCCTCAAGGTCTCCGATAGTGATAATTAGACCGCCGAACGAAATTCTTCCATAAAGGCCCTGAAACCCCTCAATGAAGCTGTCAATGAGGCCATCCAAGGTGGCCTGAGTGTCTCCAAAGGCTTCGTGTTGAGCGTGAGAGAAAGTATTCCAGTGAAACACCTTTAACTGAGTCTGTAATTCCAGAAGTCGGAACACTCCCTGGGAGATCTCATCTGATTCCAGTAACGTTTTTGCAAGCTTCGACATGTGGATAACTACTCATCGTCAGACACCCACCTGTATATCCCTGTGATCGACATCAACAATATTGGTCCCCTTAACTCCGGAAAATAGGCATAAGCAATCACCCTCTGGGTTCCTCTCAAGCAACTCTAGCTTCTTACCAGCAATCTCAGTGATTGGACCGAACAAGTTGCGCGTATAATTCGGAAGTGGGACTACTTGAATATATTCAGTTTGAGGTCTTGACTCCCCCAACCCCATCATTTCCAGAGCAGCGAATAGTTTGTGTATACTTTGATTCATGTTGTCGCTTAACGGCGTGTGCCTATACTGTTTCCCATTTCTCGCCAAAAAGCTTCCGCCCCTGTTTGGACGCCACGCACCCAAACTTGGAAGGCATTACGATAACCGCCCCCGTACCGATTAGTCCAAGCCGCGATAAACCTATCCTTGTTATATTTGTGCGGTGCTTCTATTTTCATTTATTTATTTATGCAGTTTGGAAATCGAACAGTCTGAGGCACTCGCTCGGAACTGGATGCGTATTCATCCCCTCCATTCATCCTCTCCCATTCGTTGTAGGCTTCCTTCATAGCAACGGATTGATTTGGACTATCCGCTTTAATAATCTTTAAGGACTCGACCACTGGACGGCACTTCAGAACATGGCTCAACCAGTTACCCAGCTTTTTACCTACCTTCGGGTACGCCTTAATAAGTGCTGGGAACATGTACTCAACCGCTCCCCCGAGATTTCTATCATTGTTATCCCGAATGATCTTCTCTCTCTTTGAAATATCATTCGAAATTGCTTCAAGGACAGCACTTACCCCATGCTCGGAAATTAGCCTAGAAATCTCCTGTTGCAGTTGAAGCGCTCGTCCCAGAGTATCTGACGCGTTATAGTCCATAATTGATGAGGGGTTGGGTAAGAATGTATTTTGCGAACCTATATTTGTCCTTGAGTGATCCTTCCTTGAGGTCGCTCATATTGTGCTGGAGGTCGGCGAGCTTGACTTCGATAATCCCTTCCCGAAGTGGACCACTGCTGCTAGTATCATACATGTGGTGGAGTCGCATGATGAAGTCAAAGTAGGTTTCCCCTGGCTTCCTGGATAATGCGTCCACAATCTCCGCTACCATGACGGGAAAACCCTCCTCAATGAGACCTTGCTTGGTAACGCCGCAATCCTCGATGACATCATGGAGGTATGCTGCAGCCACAATATCATATTCGTTGGTCGATTCGAGCCATGAGTCTCGCACGATTGTTGCGACTGCCTCGACGTGTGAAAAATAGGGCTCGCCGTTTCGGCGTTTTTGCCCCGCATGTTTCGCTTCCGCATATTTGGCGGCTTTCAAGTCTGTTCTCATAAGTTGATTCGATTTTTCACAGGTCGTCAGGACTTTAGCATTTGGCCAGTTGCATTTAGAGCATTGGTCCGGGAAATGGCAAGTGACTCCGTACCACCTCCACGATGCACCATTCGCTTGCTCAATGTGTCCGCAGCGCCCGCACATTGCCTGATCCTTGTGCCAGAAGTTATACCATACCCTGCGGAGCCACCGAGAGGCCGGATGCAAGCGCTCGTAAGTTGTCTGTGATGACTTCATTCCTCGATTTAGCTAGAACGTCCAAACAAACTACTCTCCACCTCTCTCCTTTTCACTAGGCCACCAAGGGTGACGTACTTACCGTTCACTTTTGCTTTGACGTAAAGCTTCATTGCCTTTGCCGTCTCGGTGTACTTACCCTTATTAAGCCTATCCCTCACCAGCTTCGATAGGGACCCCTCGCCGCAATTGAAGGTGAATGAAATCAACGCTGCTTCTTGATTATCTGTCAGAGGCACTGTCACACACTCTCTGACGATTTTCCGGTATTTCGGAATCAACTCATTGATCAGAATAGACCAAGCGTCCTCCTCACTGATCTTACCCATGTCGAGGTACTTTTTCTCGGTGAATCCGAATCCAATCGTCCTTCGCCCAGCGGGGCATTTGTAGGTACTTGGAGCGAAGGACTCAAATCCTGCAATCGTATCGGCCAAGATAAGATCCTTGGAGGGTGGACTCAGAGGGGGAACCAAGGCCACCCTCAACTCTGAGGTAGGTTCGAGTTCAGGGACCTCTGCAGACTTAACCACCTGAATTGGGGTCGGCTGTGATAGCGGTGGTTCATTTTTCGGGACGAGCGATGCAGGATTGATCCTGAAGAGCAGAACAGTGAGTTCGATCAGGAGGACTGATAGGAGGAGCGTGTCTAATTTCAGTTTCATATTTTACTTATTCTAGTTTCGTGGTAGGTAGTGTGGTGGTGAATGTGATAAACTGCGTGGGAGTCTGCGGAGTGAATGCGACATCGACAAGAATTATATTTTTGGGGGATTTATAGGCCCATCTAGGCAATTTTGGAATGGAGCCAGAGAAGCGAAGCGTTGGATGACTCTCCAACGTCATACGGATGGCGTTCACTGCATCTCGCTGTTTCCGGATCTCAACCCCGATGCTGGGTATCAATTCATTAACCATAAACCACACAACTTTATCTTTCCAAGTCATAACCTCCCACATACTGGTGCAAGCTGTCTTAGGAGGTGTCTCATCACGAGCTTGAAGTCGAAGTCTGACTGCATCGCATAACTTACTTTTTGTCTCCTGCGTGATTGGTTCCCCAATGAAAGATTTATCAATGGCGGCTTTCAGACTGAGTAGTAATGCCGCGTCAGCCCTGAGTCTGACTTGGTTGCTGGTGTCATTCGAGTTTGGTTCTGGTTCTGGTGTCATATTAGAGAGCAATGGGAGCGGAGAGGTCGGTGCCATCCCAAATCAAGGTGGCGGTAGCAGCACCACGAATCAAACCACGCTTGATTTGGCTCCGGGTCTTGTTGCGATAAAAGGTGATAGCCTTGTCCCAGTTGCTGTGAATGGTGCAGCCCCCGACGTGACCGACTACTTCACCCTTCGCGTTTTTGCAGGTGACAGTGAAACTTCCGATAGCTGTGGTGTTAGTGTTGCTCATGCCGACATTATAACACCGATTGTGAATTTTGTCAAGTATCATAGACTCTCCTTGGGGCGATGGCTTGGCTTCATCGGCATCGTGAAGCACCAGTGACTCCATGCCGTTCCGCTCAAGTATTCAGCGTCTTCGACTGGCAACCGATCAAGATTATCCTGGCGACCGTTGGCACATAGGTCGTTAAAATGAGTGGCGGCATAGCTTGCCAAGAATTGTATGGCAAACTGGCGTCGAAAAACCAACTCGTCCTCCATGGCGAACAGTCTTGACACTTGCATAGGGGCACCGTCATCGGTCATTGTTGGATTCCTCCTTATTGATGTTCGTTCTGAAATAGTCCCAAGTGCGAGCCATTTTCGAGTCCAAAGGTGGGCGTCGATCAAGTAGACCAAGTCGATAGAGACGAGAAAGTCTTGACCCGTGAATACCGTAAGCACCCGCTGCAAACCATTTCCCAACTGGGAACTTTGAGAGCAAACTCATATCTTTCAAGGTTGGCTTCATTACGCGAATTGTGACGGGTCTTGACCTTCCTTGATAGAAAAAGCGAGTGCGAAACGGCGGGACTCCTCCTCATCCTCCCACGCCATTGAACCATAAACTGGGAAAGTCTCGCTCCAGAATTGTGGATCAATCTCCCCAGAGCGAGACACTTTGTCCGCTAGTCTCTGAGCGACATCCGCCGTCAAGCTCCAGATGTGAAGGAAACGACGACCGGATAGAGTCTCAGCCATAACCTTAGAGACCTTTCCATAAAGCGCCCCGCTTGGGTTGTCCATATCCGCCCTCTCAGAATTAAACCCAACAACCACATCCTCTTCAACGATGGAAGCCCGGATGACTTTAAGTGATCTTTGATTTCCCTTCATCCCACATTATATCATATGTTTTACACTCTGTCAATACTTCCAAGAGCTCTCGTCAAGTCGTCAAGCTGTCAAGTCGTATATATTCTTCAGAGAGCAAAAAGGGGTCATTTTAGAATTCGTTGTTTCAACTTTCCAACAATGAGTATTAAGTAGACTCTTCGTACGCGTGATGTTACCATATGACGTTACCACATAACGTTCAAAAGTTACCACATATAGTAAGTCGTGATGTAACAACGCCGGGGAGTAAAGTTTAAAAGAAAAAGGTAAAAAAAGACCGCCCCGCTTCGCGGGTCGGGGAGGGGAAGGGGGAAAGTGTATACAGTTGCCATATATGGTTCTTTAAAGTTGCCACACACGCTCAAACCCCTAGAGCATCGATTTCTGGTTCCTGATGATCCAAGACGCCTCCCCTGAAAATCCTACCTGTCAAAAGTGCGGCGCTTTTAATAAGTGCGCCAATCCCTTCATCCAGGGGTTCTCCTTCTTCGAAGGTGGCGGGGTCCTATCAATGATCCCAGAGACGGAGCCGAAAGATGGCTTCATCGTTGTCGTCGGAAACTACCCGTCTGAAAAGGCTGATGTAGGTGGTACCCTATGGAATAAGAGGGATGAGTTATATGTTCTCTACAAGATCTTCAAGGAGTATGACATGGAGCATAGACTCTTTTACCTTCCTGGCTTCAGGTGTAGGCCGAATGCTCTTAATAAGGAGACTATGGAATTTGAACCGGAAAAACTCGGCAAGGCAGAGCTGAAAAGGTGCTTTAATCATATGGTTGAGCCTTATATCAAGCGACTTTCGAATGTTTCAGCAATTATAGCCCTTGGACCCATCGGAACCAACGCAATGATTGGACGGCTCGACTACTGGAATTTGGTCGGCAGAGCCTATCGATACGGGGAGAATGAAATCCCAGTATATGCAGCTTGGCATAGAGATCACATCAGAACCAACCCCGATCGACTTGGAATGGAGTGGTTCAAGCAGCTTGAGTTGATAACCCAAAAGATCAAAACCGAGTCCTTTGCCAAACAGGAGCACATCGACAAAAATTATGTACTGGCAATGCGCCCAGAACAGATCAGGGAGTGGTTTGAGCCAGTTTATGAGAGCACTTGGCCAGTGTCATGGGATACTGAGACAAGAGGTCTTGAGAAGTTCAGAGCTGGGTTCAAAGTTGGTGTTTTCTCTTTCGATCATCCCACCCGGGAACTGCCTCTTATAGTGGTGACAGACTTCAAGGATGCTCCCGATATGTTTGCCAGGGAATGTCCGGACCTCGTCAGAGAAGGGGTTACGTGGGCTGAGCAACGGAAACTTCTAGAGGCCGAGTTAAGGATAGTGCTTGAGGACGAGGAGATCCTGAAGATCGGTCATAACTTGCAGTTCGATGAGAACTCTGTCTTCGCTTATTACGGTTGGGAAGTGAAAGGCTTCGTGGGTGATACGATCATGTGGCAATGGGCGCTGAATCCGGATGAAGCTGGTTTCCTAGGCTTGGAATCACTCGTCCGTCTCTACTTCCCCGATATCCCTGAATACTGGAGAGAGTTAGATAAGTGGAAGGAAGAGAACATGGAGCTGTTGGGGAACGAAGTGAATGATTACACCTCGATACCGGAAAAGATCATCCTGCCTTATGCGGCCTATGATACGAAGGTTGTCACCAGACTGTTCAAGGAAGTTCACAAACGCGTAAAAGAGTTAGACAGTGGGTCATTCATCAAGAGGAGTGACGATCAAGAAGAGTCGGACTGGACTGACTCTGTCACCGACACCTATAAATTGAAGGATTACCTGTTGCATGTTCGGAAGCTTCATCATGAACTCTGCGCGGAAATGGAGAGGATCGGCCAATGCATCGACCATGACCTAGTGGATCGAGTGCACTCATTATATTCAAAGGAGGTTGCCTCTCTAGAAGAGGCGCTGTCCCATGATGAGGAGCTGCAAGCCTTCGAGAGAGGTAGCTTGCACAAAGTAATAAGTAAATCATCTGATCAAGCCAAGGCTCTCAGGAGGGGTGAGGAAATACGCATGAACTGGGGTTCCACTGTTCAGCAGCGAGCGTTTTTCATCAATCACTTGAAACTTCCTATTCTGAAAAAGACTGATAAGGGCGCACCATGTTTGGATGAGCGAGTGGTCGGCGATTATGCAGCCTCAGAGTGGATACTAAAGGAAGACGGCACAAAGGTACTCAGGAATCAGGGGGACGTTCTTGAGGAAGGTCAGGTAATCTGGCATTGTGAAGTGGCCAGGAAGCTTTTATCCTGGAGAAAAGCGGATAAGTTCATCAAGTCGTTTCTGTTACCAATCGTCGAGAAGAGGGTTATCCACGACGATGGACTCATGCATGCTCAGTACAGGTCTAATGGCATTGCTACTGGTAGGTTAGGATGCAAAGCCCCGAATGTTCAGGCGATCCCAAGGGATGGCCTCATCAAGAAACTGTATAGGTCTCATCACAAGGATGGTTGGATTATCACCAGGGATTACTCCGGTATTGAGGTGCGAATTCTAGCACTGTTCTGCAGAGATCCACTCCTCTTGAAGACGTTTAAAGAAGGTGGTGATGTACACTTCCTGACCCAGAGCCACTTCTTTGGAAAGGACGCTGACAAGAAGAATAAGACCCAAAGGTCGATCTGCAAACAGGCGCTATTTGGTAACATTTATGGTCAGGGCGACCAGGGGTTATTCGACCTGCTTACCGAGAATAGGGTGATCAACCCCAAGACTGGGGAACCCGTGACCCTCGACGAATGTGGTGAGTTCAATGAAATGATCTACAGCTTGTATCCACATGTTGGAAAGTGGGTGGAGGACTCCCACAGGTTCGGGGAGGAGTTTAAATGGATAGCCTCCGCTTTTGGCTTCGTGAGGCAGCTCCCTGAGTTTCAAGACATCGACTACTATAAAACTATTCTGAAAACGAAGACGTCCAAGGAGAGACGCAAGGACCCCTACGCTAGGGTTCTCGGAGCCAAGATATCACAAGCCAGAAGAAGAGCCCAAAACACATCGATCCAGTCTACCGCAGCTGACTTTACCGTCATTGCCGCCCATAGGATCAACACCGAGTATAAGAAAAGGAAACTAGGCAGTCGGGTTTTCAACGTCATTCACGATGATATCTGGACCTCCGTCAAAAGTAAAGACGAAGTGGTGGAGACGATGGCCATTAAGGCATGGTACATGGACAACGCCAAGGAGTGGCTACCAGAGTACTTGCCCAAGTACGACGCTTCCTGGATTCAGATTCCAATTATCGGTGAAGCGGATGTCGGATTGAACCCCAGGGACTGCTTCTCCGTGACCAGTGAACCTGAGTTATTCGGGTCAAACAGTGATATGCTTGTTAAATTCGGAGAAGAAAATGGCTCCCCAGTCTACAAGGACTTTACCAGAGACTATGAGGAGATTTACGAAACGCTCAGCCTCAAAAGGCTGGTGGTTTCTTAATGCTGGCTCTCAAACTCTTCTTTAATGTGATCTATTACGAGGGACCGAGTACCAGGATCGTTCGTTACGTCAACACTGGTGTCATCATCCAGAATCTCCATGATAGATGTTATCTCTACGTTCAAATCCTCTGGGTAGACTAGTCTACCATATCCGGTCTCACGATCAAAGTCGCTATCATCGATCATATTCGCAGAAGCCTCCCCGGTAACTAGGAAGTATCTTTCCCCGATTATCATTTCCTCTTGTTTGAATACCTCACGTGCGACTCCGGCTTCTTTGTATTCAAGTACCACTTTTCCAATCACCTTAATAGACTCTGAGAGTTTCATTATTGATAACTAGGTACGGAACAATGATAACTCAAGTGGATCATTGTCAATATATAATAGTGCACATTCTATAGAGTTATGCCAATCAAGACTAACTTAGACACAGCTGCTGTATCTTACCCAGAATTCGAGACTGGCCTACCGTCTGGGGGCTGGGCTTATAGGACGAAGGAGTCTCAATTTCCTGAGAAAATAATCGTCATGCCGTACAGTTGGGAGACCCAAGGCATTCTAACCACCAATCTGACCGCACCAGACAAACTTAAGAGGGTTGCTTCGATGGTAGTTAAGGGTCTTCCTGAGGGGTTCTCAATCGACGACCTATTGACCAGCGACCAGTATTACATTCTGGCGATCGCGAGGTCCTTGACCTACGGTGAGAATTACAACTTCCAGGCCGACTGCACTCGCTGTGGACATAAGGAGAAAATCTCTGTGAAGGTCCCCGATCAACTCCCGGTTAGAAGTTGGGACTTTAAGAGTTCTGCCGAGTTTCAGAAGTACCTTACTGTCCAACTGCCCATTTGCAAGGACTCAGTCATCCTCAAATACCCGAGTATCTTCGATGATATGGAGGTGACCCGGATAAATCGACTCAATAGGGTGGCGAAGAAGTTGGAAGAGGACGACGAAAAAGCTCTGATCAACAGAATAGCCATACACATCAAAAGCGTCAATAACTCGCTCCCGGATAGTTTTGATGAGGTGTGCAACTACATCAGTAGAGTGCGCGGAGAGGACATGGCTTTCCTTCAGGATAAGATCGATGAGAAGAACTGCGGTATAACCTATTCTTGGGATGTTGAGTGTGATAAATGTCAGAATCACTACGCGGTAAGAATACCGATCCAGCACCATTTTTTTCGTCGAGAGTGACCCCGACGAAATAGGGGTCAACGCTTCGTTTGAGCATCTCGTTGCTTATGGGAGCCACCTCGTACCCTGCACGATAAGCGACGGGGTTATACCGTCTTCACATATAATCTCAGTGCATAATCGGTACCGGGGTAACATCATAAAGCTGGCCATGCATACCCACACTCCGATCAATGAGTTGATGAAGATGCCACTAAACTTAGTGACGGCCATCATTGAAGACTTGAATCAAATTCTCAACGAGTGATGTAATGAAACTATCAAAAAGAAAAAAGCAGGAGAGGTTGGAGTCGATTAAGAAAAAGGAAGTGACGTGCCCTAATTGTAATTGTTTAACTGCTAACGGACACTTTATTCCACCATCTTCTGGGCAAAAGGGTAGGTTCATCTGCGATGGGTTCACGCGCTGAGATAGCCTGTAGTTATCTACATGCCTGACCATGATATAGTTGATACCCTTAATGCGCTGCTGTCTGAAGCCGAATACCAAGGAAAGGATGTTGAGCTTGGAAAGCCGTTTCGAACACCGAAAGGTCCGAAGAAGTTCTCGGTGTATGTGAAGAATGACAAGGGTAACGTCGTTAAGGTTAACTTCGGAGATCCCAACATGGAGATCAAGAGGGATAACCCGGAGAATCGCAAGAACTTCAGATCTAGGTTTAACTGTACAGATCCTGGCCCTAGATGGAAGGCCAGGTACTGGTCGTGTAAAATGTGGAGCAAGAAATCGGTAAGCGATTTAACCTAGCTTGGCGATAAGGTAGTCCCCGGTGGCGGTTATTAGTCTCAGCGAATCTGACCCCACTTGAGCCACTAGAAAATCGGCCTCCGAGTCGGTGAATGTGAGTACCCCTGGAAGACCGTCTCGATTTAGGGTGTCGATTATGTAACTCCTGGAGCCTTCCCACCCCCCTCCTCGCCACCACTTGTTACCGTTTATCTGTAGGAAAGAGGACTTACCGCCCTCGTCATAATCAAAGAAGTGCTCGCCATCTTCTATTATGGTTATCTCCGGGGAGACTCTATCCCCGCCAGCCCACATTAGGTTTCCGCGCATCTCTATTACGTTCTCTGGTAGCTCTACAGTCACCATGTCAAGGGACTCGGTAGAGGTGTAAACTAGAAGGATAGTCTCCTTTTCCACGGACACAGTTACCTCTTTCTCCATTTCCCCAGTCATGAGCATCTCAGCGATTTCCACTTCAGAGGAACCGTCTAGGGACCTCTGGAAAATGAATGCGGTGAGTGGGCTCGCGTTCGAGTCCCTACTGATCCTTATGATCGCCTCCTGAGCGTTTGAAATATGGGTATCGACCGACTTACAGAACAGGCTCCCATTTGAAAGTGTAGACGCGTACGGGGTATCCGTTATGAACTCGTAACTGGATATTATTTCAGTAACACGATGGAACCCCTTGTAAGGGTCATCATCAAGATAGACTGAACTACCAACCTGCAGGGTATTAACCTTATTAGTCTTCACCTTCATGAACCCCTCATGATCGGTGATCGAGACATATTTGTAACAAATCTGAGAAAGTCTGGTTACTTTATTGAGTATGAGCGAGTCTATCTCAGGGCCATTTAGACCACCTCCGCACATGTGGGTAGGAGTAACTCCGTAGCCGTCTTCTGATAGTTGTATATCAGTGCCCTTACCAAATTGAATGCTGCCTTCTATTGGGCCGTCATGCTCGCTTAAATCAACATCCACGCGCTCCGCGCCAGTGTAGCGATCAGGAGAGTCGTAGGTGTATTGAGAGTAGTAAGGAGAGTTGTCAACCCTACTTCTCCATGGGGCCACGTTATGATGATTGAGGAAATGAACTGGATGCCCATACGTTAATCCATCCCGCCTAATCGAGTTCCCGGTGGGTACTGCCTCTATGAAACCAGGGGATATACCAGCACTTCTCAGCCTTATGTCTCTGGTGACTATCTCACCATTGGAGTCGTACCACCAGTTGGAGCCCGGAAATCCTAACTCCTCTTCGGTTCCGAAGTGTGCGTCTATATGAAACCCGGAGAAGTCAGTCAGCATTGGTCTCACCAGTACCCCATCTTCAGGCCCGGTCTGGAATTGAAGGGCGGAATCAGGCTCATCGTCATAGGTGGCGTCCTCTGACATGTATATCTCCGTACCTGGAATCGGGCTCTCGGAGTATTTAGTGTATTGCTCTCTCAGAATCTGTTCATTGAAGGTTCCATCCGTATGGATGGTATCAAGTAGCAGAGAGGGTGACGTGGTAGACGTCCTGAGTATCCCATTCTCCGAGTACACGAACCCATTGAATGATTGCGACCGATAGTACACTATAGCCTCTCCGAAGTTCTCTGGGTCGGCTTGATTGATTGGTAAGGACGTGAAAACACCCGAATCAGATACCGACCATCTTATCATCCTCTTGCTAAGTCGCTCATACTGGATCGGTATTCTAGTGGCTTCCCCATCGCTTATTGCCCATGAGATAGCCCCGTCCGCCCCCACTGACATCTCCCACAGAGTTCCGTTTCTGGAGAAAATTCTGACTTCGTTTATGGTGAGCACTGGGGCGTACTGAACTTGATCCCTCAATAAAATCCCGAATTGTTCGAAACGAACTGTTCTGGTTACTGGTCTGATCCCTTCGAACATCAACTTCACGAGACCGAACAGCTCGTTCAGTTGTCGGTTGTCCACCTGGAAGTGTAATTCCGGGTCGGAGATGACTCGCTCATAAACGGTGCCAGTTCTGATAGTCGTTATTGGGTACTCTGGCAGTGTTCTATCAAGGTACTCGTCCAGGTATGATGCAGCAGAATTCCGAAGAACTGGTATCGAAGGATAAATCAGAGGGTACACTGATATGTCGGCTGCAACACTCAAGTCGAAATAAGAGGACTTGAACTTTATCTTGGATCTGGGACCGATAACAGTTACGTCTTGAGTACCGTTCCTGTTGTTAAATACTATCAGTGACACTTCATTTGCCCAATACCCGTAACTGACCGCCTCGAACACTTCCTGGGTACCTCCCAGGGATGGTATGAGAGCGTACGCCCTAGTTCCGTCCGATCCTCCGGACATTTTATAGGTTCCACTTATCAGCTTGCTGGTTACATCCCCGATAAATCTACCAAATGGGTTCTTACCGTTTATTACCTTGTTGTACCAATACGGTGAGGTTCTATCATTAACACACCATTTGAATACTTCTTCGTAAAGCAAGCCAGAGGCGTCGTCCAAGACCCTTGGGTCATACACTCCATACGGTTCCCGGTATTGGGCCACGGTTTGCCCAGTATACTTTCCATTTATCGGGAAGTATGGATAGATGTCGGGTTCATAGGCGAAGTCGTCGTTATTCTTGAGAGAGGCTGGATTATCCGGCTCGGACAGGCTATATCGAGACCAAAGTTCCTTTGTCGATAACTCGAATACTCCGGAGACCAAGCCAAGCGCATAGACCGATGAATGACTCCCTTTGATGTGGTGTCTGGAAATAGCTGACGCGATCAATCCGCGAAGACCAGCTCTCAATTTCCCACCATAAGTTAGTTCCCCAACGTTGCTGGCGAGGGCAGATAGGACGGTACTCTCGAATTTCCCGGCCTTGATACTTCTCGGGATTTTATCATCGAGTGATCTAACGTACGCTTTCTGGCCCTCTGTAAGTGACGACCACCTGTCTATGAGACCCAAGTACTCTCTATAGTCTGCCTCGGACTCTCCGAAGGATTTCGGTTTGAACTCAGCTGCTAACCACGGGTCTTGTAGCCGGATCAACTCCCTCAGCCTCGATATTATAAAGTTGTGTTGTTCGGAGACTGTCCTGAACAGTAACTTCAAAGCCCCGTTGTCATAAGTCCGTATGGCAAATGGGAGAAGCTCGAATATAGCGTCTTTCTCAATCGTTACTAACTGTTCTGATTTCGGTCTCGACATGCTTATGTTCTGTAAAAGTTTTTCTTGATATCGTTGCTACTGAACCTCTGCTGGTCAATATTGACGATCTGCTCACCATTAGAAGTCCACGAATTAACGGCCAGAAACTCCCCGGAGAATGTTGCTATGGTCGGGTTCATGCTAACAATGTCGTCGTCGACATCGAAACCAGCATCGTTAGCCCATGGACCTTGGACGTTTACCGATATGTCAAGAACGACGCCCTTGCAAAGAACGTAATCACCAAGTGCGAAAAGGCATGGAGGAGGGGGTGCTGCGGCTGAGCCCTGACGGTATGTCCCAGCGTTCAACGCATGGGCAGTTCTAACATAACTGAAAAGCTTTCTCCTACTTATCGCAGTTACTCCAGCTACTAGTTTGAACTTGAAGTTGAACTTCACTGGTTTATCACCCTTCCACTGCAGTATCAAAGGATTGGCAATTGAAGTATCAGTCTCGAAAGTGGTCTCATGCAGGAAGTTCATATCCTCGACCCCGTAAATCGGTATTACCCATTCATCCCCTCCACCATCCTTCTTTAGGAATCCCATTTGTTGAAAGGCTGGTCTCTGGCTCGGCATAATAATAACTACTTATTATTATGCCACCCCCGCAAATTTCGGAAGACATAAAAGTTAGGAATGGTGTTCTCACGCGTGGGAGGTTTGAGACGGTGTATAGCGACCCAGTGTCCATAAGGTTCACGTGTTCTTCTACTGGTAGCTCTCGCCCAGATGTAAAGTTCTCCGTGAATTGGGGTGATGACGATCAGGAGGTTATCTCTGGATTTCTGGTCGGTCAGGAAGTGCAACTCGAACACGTTTACGAGAACAGCGGCGACTACAATATTTCAGTCGCCGCGATAAACACCGAGAATATATTCTCATTAAGAAGGACAGTGGCTATCAGAGTGGCCGCCCTTGATTCCCGCAAGAAGGACCTGTCTAGGTGGATTGGAATGGCTCTACCGAGGACCAGCATCAACTTGTCAGTGCAGTCCCTTCAGGATTCATACCCAGCCGTATCATACACCTTAGCATTCCCAGCCTCGGAAGGTGACTTCGAAGTGATACTCAACGCGGTTACAGTATCTGATCTTCTGGATGCTGAGTACACAGTATCGCAACAGGGTAGGTTGTACTCATCCGGAAGGATAATAAAGGCTGAGGGTAATAGGCTTACGTTAGACACTGCTCTTAGTTCTTCCTACGATTCTAAAGCTGAATTCGAAATTCACAACAGATCAATCACAAGCGGTGTGTTAAGAGCGAGATCCTCCGACTATAGTTGGCTGTTTCAGACGGCCACTGATGAAGAATTGGTAAGGTCCTCTTTTATAATGAACTTATCAGTGCGAAAAGGTGAGAGGGTAATGCTTCCTGAGTTCGGGTCGAACCTTCACCTGATTCCGTTTGAACAAAATGATCTGTACACCAGACAACTCCTACAACTGGAGGTAGTGGCACCAGTTGCCACCTGGGAGCCCCGCGCAGAAATATCGCAAGTAGCGATAAGGAGTTCTACTAATAATGAGGTAGAACTAAGTATGTCGTACAGGTACGCCGGAGGATCTCAGGACACGCCATTCACAGCGCTAATACCACTAAGGACGCCAGAAGCCATTGAAGTATCTCAACGATGAAGACCATATTGTTAGTAATACTGATGACTTTTTCCAGTTGTTCTCATGTTGAGACGCAACTTGGAAAACGTCAGAAGTGGCAAGTCGATGTAGGGGCACCTATCCGGATTATTGGGAAGTGTTTAACCAAAACTGGCGCTACTATCATTATTTCTACAGCGCCTAACCCATTACTCTTTCCGCTTACCATTGTTCCTGGGTTCGTCCCCCTAGTTATGGTGGGGTATCCTCTTAGATCCATCGGAGATTCAATGACCGGACAGGTTATTGATTTTGATGGGTATGGATTTTAGGACGCGACAGCTTCAACTATATGGCAAAATTAGGAAAGAACTCCAGATACCACGCCACAAGAGTCATAAGGGATGATGACTCTGAGACGTTCAGTATATGGAAACAGCCTGGAAACGCGAACGTCGGAGAGCGTCTGTACATCGTTAAACAACCGGATCTGGATAGGCCGGATCTAATAGCCTATGAGGCTTATGGGGACGTCAGCCTATGGTGGCTAATAATGTGGTATAACGATATCCTTGACCCATTCTCCCTCGAAGTAGGTGATAGACTGAGAATACCTGATAGCCTTCCTTTAATTCCGAAAAGAGAGGATATGGTGTCATTCACTGAAGCTGCCGAAGCTGACCTCGCCCCGCCTATTCTGAGACCATATGCTATTCCACCATTCCAGAGTTCCACCATTCAAAGTGGATCAACGGTTTCCACGGAAGCTTCGTATGAGTTCAACTATGGCTTCCTAATACCGAATGTTGTCTCCAATAACGTTCACTTTTCACTCGAAATTTCTCTGTCGGAGCAGTTCTCATCACTCGTTCTGTCCAAGTCCACCGCAAGCTCGGTTAGTAGGTGGTCCTACTTCAATCCTTTCACCAATGGTGGTGAGGGGTCTCACGAGCCTTTCCCAGCCGATGGTATTTCGGCTTCCATGTTGAATGGTAACGCGGTCTACTTCAGGCTAACTAATGAAGACGGGCTAAAGGCAGGGACCCTCTATTACGTGAGGCATCGAGTCATTGTTGATGGTGACCCTCTGATGTGGAATTCCCCTCCTCCATTCGTGATGAGACATAACTGATATTCCGAAAATCGTCAACGGAGTTTACAGTCTTTCTTATTTGTTATGTACATTCGTAGGATTGAGAGCACTCACAAGGAATTTTACGTGACTAATAGCAGCGGCAACTTTGTCGCACTAGCACGGAAAATGGACGATGATGATGATAACTCTTGGAGTGTGTTCTCGGGAGAGAAGGACGGGGACCCAAACCTGACACTCGCCTCGCTCGAAGGAGCTATCGATTTCATAATATTGAATTTCTCACTCAGTGGTGATACTAAACAAGTCAAGAAGAAGAAGTGACGTCGGGAGTTGATCCCACTGGACCCCCACTAGAGTATTCCCTAAGGACACTCTCATAAACCTTCTCTGAGTTCCGATCCTTTATACTATTCCACCTGACAGACTCGTCCCATCGGGCTTTATGCTCATCTTCTGAAGGTTTTATGAACTCAGGATCACCAAGTCTACATGGGACGATTGAGCATAGAGGAGTCTGATCTGGGATCACTATCTTCCCTTGTTTCAAAATCTGTAGGTTGAATGAAAAGTCTCCTGGGAAAGTATCAGAGTCATAATACCCATGCTGGATAGTCCATGCCGATTCATATCGGTTGATAGGGGGCATGACGAATATTCCCTCCCCTCTCTCTGTCTCAATCGAGAGACCAGTGAAGAAACTCATTGATAGACCACCCTGATGCAGCATCACGGTGTCGGTGGTTCCAAATGGTCCATACATCGAGTACCTGAACATTGTTATTGGAACGCCATTACTACCCATACCGACTCCCAAGGCCGAATCCACAAAATGTCGTTTTGTTTCTTTCCACTGTTGTTGCCACCAATCTGGTTTCTTAACCTCAAAGTCGTGACCACCATTCCATGTGATTTCCAAATCTCCATTCAGGCATAAATAGACGGCGGCTTTCACGGCGTTTCTGTAGATTGGGCACCTAACGGATTTATGAGAATCTTCAGATTGTAGTTGTAAGTTCCTCTGAGTTACTGGTATGACTAGAGGGGTCTGAAAGTAGTTGTATATTTTCATAGTGGACATAGGTAGGATTCTCGCTGGAGTTCGGATTATTCAGTAGTCGCCGGAGAAATGGAAGCCCAAAAGCTCCAGGGATAGCTTGTGAAAACACGTTATGTACGGCGATAGCTGGTTCATGCGTCGCTGTTGTGCCTGAGGTCATACTATCAAAATTCACGGATTGTTTTCCCTACACTCTTAGCGAAGTTCATCTCCAGCATGCATCCTTTTGACTTCTCCCATTCTCCGAAGAACCACACCTCGTCACAAGCATTGAGAAGCCAGAAACAGGCATCCATGGCCAATTCATAGTTTGCCTCGTCATGTGGAATCACTTTCCCGAATGTTAGAATGGGGGAAACAGGTATACAGCCTGTTTTAAACACTTTCCCACATATCTCCTCTTGTCTCCTGAAATTCTCCTCCGGGTCTCCGTAGGTAGTGAATGGGTGGGCTATGTAAATCTTCTTCATGAGTATAAGTCCATGAGCTTTCCTAGGGTCTTTGTCATTTCAAGCTCTCGGCAGAGTTCAAAGATACCACTCGTATCCATAGGCCTCTTCCGGACCCTTACGTCCCCTGGGGAGAATGATACTAGTTTTCTAGTGTTTTCAACTTGGCTCCTGTAGTTCTCGAATGACTCTTTCAGTTTTGGCTTCAAGCAATCAAGGTTCTGATAAATGTTGTCTACCGAGCCGTATGTACTAATCAAGCTTTGAGCAGTTTTTATTCCAACTCCCGGTACGTTGGGGATGTTATCTGACTTATCACCCATACAAAGGAGTAAGTCAGGTATGTTCTCTGGATAGACGAGCCACTTATCGTAGACTGCTTGTCTATCCATTAATTTGTAGACTCCACCGTTTTCCGGTTTGATAATGAACACTCTCTCATTAACCAGCTGTAGCATATCCTTATCCGATGACAAGATGTAAACAGTATGGCCCTCAGAATGTTTAGTTAAAGTGAACTGGCCGATCAAGTGGTCGGCTTCGTACCCATCCTCTTTAACGTATGAAATACCAAGAAGTTTAGTCGCCAAAATCAGAAATGGGATTTGGTCGGTGAGTGACTCCGGCCTTTCCTCACGATTCTCCTTGTAGCCCCCGACTAAATTCGCACCTGACGCGGTCCCATTGTCATCGAAAAACGCTATCATCTCCGCGTCCTTTGGTACGGATGGTAGTTTTCGATAGTGCTCAAGAATGAAGTTAACCCATCCAAATATAACATGGGTCTGAATTCCAGTCTTCATACTCGATAGGGGAGGGAGCCCATGAAAGTATCTGTACGCCAAGTTCATTACGTCTACTACCAAGTATGTCATATATGTTCTAGAAAACCGCTTTTAGTGCGTTCTAAGGAGTATGCGCTATGTCATTTTTGAAGATCCACTTACGAAAACCTTCCATGCAGTCCTTGTTTCGAACTACGTAGACCCACTGAAGATCTCTATTGACGGGATGCGCCTCACATCTGGAGGAGATGTTTCACTAGCGCCAGATGCGAAGTTTACAGTTCAACCTTCTGAGTTTTGCAGTTATGATGAATCGGATCCCCAGTTTGTTGGTGCTGCAATTGGTGGCCTTGATGAGTCAGAGTTCAGAAAAAAGAAACCTGTCTTACTTTTCAAGTTGGCGAACGATTCGACATTGAGGAAGGCGTACTCAATGGCAGAGTTGTTGGAAACCCCAGGCTTTCCGGACATGGTTTCGTGGGTGTCCCAAGCGATAGGAACCCCCGAGTTTGATAGGTTCTTCGAAGTCACCGAAGATGGTGTGTCAGTCAGGAAACAAGCAGTACCGGGTAACTCGATCGAGGATAATACTGATGAGTACCTGGAGATGGCCCGCATTGATCCATCTGGTATCTCTGGTACTGTTATCGGCGACATTGTGTCGTCTAGTAAGAGAGGCGATATCACGGAGATTGAGCACTCCCCAGAGTCTAGCTACGTTTGGTTGTATTCCCCAAGGACCGAGGCAGTTTATTGGTTTAGTGACGCTGGAACTAGAGTCGAGTCTCTAGTCTCGGAACACTTGTTGGAAGGTGGTCACACGGTCTCCAAGCATGCGGTGATAACGTTAAGCATGCAGTGATAGCACCCCCCATTTAACCATGGAGGGTGACGGTCATTTCGAGTTCCGTAAGGAAATCAAGCCAGGGAGATGCCCCGTGAAATTCTGTCGTCGCGACAGCAGGGAAGCCCCAGGTTGCGTTAATAAAAGCAAACACCGTCTCTGCGCAACTCATGCGAAGGAACTATCTAGGTTTCGTAATCCAATCGGGTCAACCTTCGTAGAGAAGAAGTCCGATGCCAAGAGGAGAGGCGTTTCATGGTCTCTAACTTTGGAAGAGTATACTAAAATAGTAATGCAGCAGAACTATATGGACAACAGAGGCTGTGAACGTCATTGCCTTCATTTAGATCGGAAGGATAGCACTAAGGGATATGAGGTCGGTAACCTTCAAATTATAACGTGTGTTGAGAATGTGATAAAGGGGAACAAGGAACGTAGGAGGGGTTACGTTTACACTCCGGAGGAGGACGTCCCGGAAGATAATTGCCCATTCTAGGTATTATATGCGCACCTATGGCCCCTTCGTGAGTAAGATAATAGACTCTGTCGCAATTCCGGAACAGGCGTTTTGGAGATCATGCCCAAAGACTATTGAGGCAGGAAGGGAGTGGGAGCCTATAACTAATAGACTAATTGTTGAGGTATTAAGAGAGGGCGGGAGTTTAGTCCAAGCAGGTGCATTTTTTGGGGACGGGATAACCAAAATCGCTGAGGGCTTACAGAAGGACCAAAGGATTTTCCTTTACGAACCATGCCACATCAACATATACTCATTACTGAAAACCCTGGAACTAGGTCGGGTGTCATACGAGAATGTGTCATTATTCCCTCTCGCCCTTTCCTCTTCTCCCGGGGTAGCCCACCTTAGAACGGTGGAGAGAGCCTCGACTGGAAGGTTCCTCGGGGGGGGATCAAGGATAGTGACGCAGGATTTGAACACCTATCCAGTTGCCACTACCACCATTGACCTAACGGTCCCATCTAATATTAAAGTCAGCTGCATCCACTTAGACGTGGAGGATTACCAACTTGAAGCCTTGCTGGGTGCTAAACGCGTTATCTCTAGTTGGAGACCCTCCTTAGTGGTCGAAGGGAAATTGCCCGACAGTTTCCTGTCTGATTATGGATATAAAGAAGAAGCGTCTGCTGTCATAGCAGAGAATAACCGCTTGTATCTAGCACACTGATCTAGCGCCCAGTGGCCGCTCTCGTGTGAGAGTAGCGGTTGAATTCTTCAGGGGTGTTAAATCCAGCACTCCTGGCTTGGCCGATCGGGTCCGGGGTGAGAATGTTTGGATCAGCTAGTAATTCCAGCAGGTCCGTCACCTTACCCTCCTCGTTGTCGATAATCAGGACAAGATTCAATTTTGCGTCTTGTCCTGCACTAATAATAGTGATACCAAGTTGATCCTTCACTTTCTTTTCGATGGCGAATTTTATTGGAGACCGCCACGAGTACAACGAGCTTTTCAACTTTCTGAAACGTGGAAGGGTAGTATCGTTGGGGATGATTAGGGTGCTCCTCTTCTCCCCATGCCCATCGGTGTATCGTGCTTGATACGGGAGCTGGGGCTCTCCCTCAAGGAGCCTAGCAGCGGTTTCGGATAGATTTTTCATTACTTAAATAGGTAGGATTAGACATTCAATTTCCACAGGATTCTGACCAGTACCATTTCCCCTCGATTTCTTCAGGCTCGGCTTTGATCATATCTTCTGGTGGCTTTACCCACTCCTCATCAACTTCGACGTTCGGTTCGTAGCCTCCGCCACTGCATCGAAGCACGCGAAATCTTCCGCCCCAGTATCCATTACCATCTGGAACTGGGTCTTCCTCCCATCGAGGACTCGGTTCAATAAGCCGCCTGTTGTATTCCATTGAGGTATTAGGAATTCAGTCTTATTTCCACGAGATTCCTAGAAATCACCTTCACTCTGTAAGATGCCGCAGTTTTCGGAACCCAGATCTTCGCCATAGTAAGGGTAGGAGCACGAAGTGAGACCGATCCAGTAGACAGAGATTTCACACTCACAGAATCGACACACTTGTATTCTTTACTGAAACGCTTCAGATGCCGCTCCGGGCAGACTAATAAGAACCTTGAACGCCTGTCGGTAATGAATACCGAAAGCTCGTCATTGGCTTTAAATCCAGCATCAAGCATAACCACGGCGGGAATTGTTACTCGATCAGTAGTAGCATTGATCAATAGGCCACCTCTGCTACTTTCCTTGCGGCGTTTGGTCCTGGCCTCTTTGATTTCTTTCGGAATGTCCTTAATGGATACTGGATTGACCAGTTCACCTTCCTTAAGCGTAGAAGCCTTTACCTCTTCATCTCTCCCGACAATCCTAAGGGGAAGTTGCCAGCAGCAGCGAATTTTACCAGTGTCCTCCCTTGGTACGCTCACGACGTGTTCAGGGTTCAAAGCGACCTCCAACATAAGGCCGGATTTATAATTCTTTGATACCCATGAAAAAGGGGCGGCATGAAGACCCCTTCCGCACTGAACATGAGGGTCTTGATCGCATGAGGATCGATTAATAGTAAGTGGTTGCCCAAGATAATGTCTCGTCTCGCCATCATGATGACTGGTCATATCGTGCCTAACCATCTTGTACAGGATAAAGTTGCCATCAGGTAATATGGTAACATTATTCCTGATGATGAACTCCACCAATGACTTTCTGGATACCTCATTAAGCAAAGAGGCCTTTTTCCAGAGGTTCTTCACGGGCTCGAAAGATAGGCTCGATTTGATCAGAAGAATGATTTTTGTTGAGAGGACGTTAGGCAGTCCCTCGCCATTGTAACTGACGATCCCGTTCTCCAGTGAGAACCCGTCGCCAAGATCATTCATCATTTCCTCCGGCCTGATTATCGAGAGCAACGAATCAAACTTCCCAGCCTTGATTGCCTCAGAAGAAGCAGTGTATTTCTCAACGTCAGACATCTGCACCGTAGCAGTACGGTCGATCTTACCATCGTTGTAGATTAGGGTTATTGAACGCGGGGTTACGACATGGTTTACGTATTTCATAAGAAGTCTTTGGCTTTTTTGATTTTGGTTTTGATGAGAAGTATCTCGTGAGACAGTTCCTTTCGAAGTGATTCTCTCACGAAAGAAATCAGACTTTTGAACGCTGAACGATCGTGGAGACCCCCGGGACCCTTGTAGGACCTCAATATTTTCAGCGCGAGCGGCCCGTTTTTTCGGTCGATACTGGACCATTTCACCACCTTCAGGATTGGATAGTGCTCCCTGAAGTCTATGAAAACCTCGCTACGACGCCGCATCCTGGAAAGTGGTGTCGAATCGCTATGAGACTCAGGTTTACCCCTCCAGGTCGCCTGGAAAGATCTTCCAAAAGCTCTCCTTCGGAGAATTTCCGAGGATAAGGGGTCTGTGCTGCAAAATTCTGACAGCTCACTCGCCGATGCTCTATTTATAGCTTTCAGACGTTCCTGCTGTTTCTTCAATCTCCCGGTGAGACGGACGACTAACTCCTTCCAGTACGACCTCCACGCCATTGGCACAGGGTTCAGTTGAGATTTCTCAACTGCTATCACTCTGCTTATACCGAATTCCTGACTTATCGTGACTGACTTGAGTGATTCCAACTGAAGGTTCTCTACTTCGACGTAATAAACTCTTCGGTCCTTGAGCGCATCAAGCTCATCCATCCCAATCTTGCTCCATCCACCTCCATAGATTTGAAGGCATCCCTTGGAGAACTTCTTCTTCTCTGCTTTCCTTCTGACCTTCTTGTAGCGTTCAGAAATAGGCCAGCTTCTCAGGTCGTATTTGTCACTAATTACATCCCTGATCTTTAACTCGGGGTGTCTTTTATCAGTCTCAGCAATGAATTTGATCAGGTCACCGCTCATGCTTGTCGGAACCTTAATGACGTACACTCTCAAATCAGGATGGGCGTCTAGGAAACTGTCGAGTCTCCCTTTATTGACCAGTTTGGAGGCGGAGAGGACGACGCAGAACTTCGACGAATAATCAAAGTAGCCTGTGTCCTTAGTAGAAACACCATTGACAGAACGACCTACCATCAGAGAACCCCGAGGAGATGAACTAACGCTTCCAGATAGTGCGCTATCCACACAGTCAACAAATGGTCTTAGGACCATGAAAGCTGCTTGAGCTTCCCAAATATTAAGGCTCATCACTTCCTCGACTTTACCCTCCATGAATGCTCTTATCTCATCCAGTACCTCCACTATCACGGCGACCGTATCACCTCTGTAGTCAAGTGACTCTCTTGTGGAGGTAACGTTCAATTCCCCGGTTCCGAAAAACAACACAGCACCAGATTGGAACATCTTCCTGTACTTCTCGGGGAACTGAGATGGGTTCACCTTGTACGGTATCCCATCCATTACCACTTGAAGAGTGCCTCCGGTTTCGATCATCCACCTATCACCTTTGAACATCGGGGTTATGACTGGCCATTGAAACTCAGTGCCGAGAATGCTTGGCTTCTTCTCCCAATATCTGCAGACGTCCTTTATGACGTCTATATAGACGTCAATATCAGACTCATCGATTGGTAGAATGATTGTAGTGCCAAGAGAGGAATCAGGTGAGTCTATGTTAGAGAGTTCTGCGTATGAGGTCAGGCCGTTGCTATCAATAAAGTGATATGTTATATATCTCTTCCTCAACCCCTCAGAGTCATCATATACAGTGTCCACAGTAAAGGAATCCCGATTCGGATCGGCAAAAGCCGTTTTACAACCGAGACCGAATCCGCCGATTTCGTCATCCGATCCCCTCTTAGAAGAACTGTAGTATGAGGCGAATCCATTTTCCATTCTCTCAGGGGAAATACCAATGCCGCAGTCTGTGATGCGCAACTCATCAGTGCTTATCGAGATCGATAGCTTGTCTGTGCTGGGTTCGAATGAAGGATCCTTACGAGACCTCTCACGCATTGCATCAATGCCATTTGAGAGGTATTCCTGAATGCATGCCCTATTGGGGTCCGAATACATTGATGACCTAGCCACTTGTTGAAATATGGCTAGGTCCCCAATTCCATAACTCTTGACCTTCAATCCATTCAGTTCTACAAGCCTATCTTCAGTTCTTAGTTTCATGTGTTATACAAGCTCCTTGGGTGGGGTGATCATATCTTGGTGATGCCAAAGGTGAAGGCACCCGTTGTGGGTGTTGACATGCTCCGACTTCGGTGGATGGAACTGGACCACTACTTGTTCCGGTTCCCAGAAGAGATCTTTCACGAAACACATTGTGTCCCAACGCGGCGTGACATCAGGAAGTTGAACGAGCGAGACGGAAACGTGTTGCCAGCCCTTTGTCTCTTCGAAGTCTCGGCAGGCTATAATCTTCAGCGATCGACCCCCCGGCGCGTGACCAGATGGCACGATAAACATACCGTACGGGTCTCCCGTGTTCGTTCTCATGGATGCGGAGGGAGGGTTATGAAGTCGATATTGTTCTGGAAATTTCATAGAGGGAGGGGAGGGGTTACTTCGATGAGGCGAGCTTCCAAAAACGGTCCACAACGTCATAGATGGCGACTTTTTTCCCGTACTTGATAAGGGCGTTATCGAATCTAGCAGTGAGAACGCCAATGAGTTTCTCACTCTGATCATAGTTTTGGACGCGATCCCAGATCTGCGAGATCATGCTTTTCGTGGTCATATCGACCAACAGTCCACCGATTCTCTCTGCGTCCGTAGAGGCTTTACAAGCCTCAATGAAGGTGGCGAGGCTTGTAACCCTCACTCGTTTGCAAGCCCGAATTGCCTTTGCGGTTTCGACGGTTTCGGGGAATTCTTCCGGGGTCAAGTCATTTCGTGGTCTCATCTCTAATTATAACATGGTCTTGGTTGTTTGTCAAGTACTAATTTCATATTGACAGAAAAACCAAGCTGTGTTAGTTTGTAATATGAGCGATTTAAAGGAAGATTTAAAAGTGATCCGCGATTTGTCGGTGAAGAGAGAATTCGACAGCGGGGCGGGAAACAGGCATTGGTTTGCGAAGGAGTATTGGGGGATGCTCAAAGAACGAGGAAACCCACTCCTTGGTCTCCTCGCTTTCGCATTGATCCTATCAACTGAGTGGGAGGTCAGCAAAATCGTCGCTGTTGCGTTCTGGTTCGTCGTGGTCGTTGTTGTGGCTGGGGCGGTCGTTGTCCTATCCTTGCGGTTGTTCGAGTTCGTCATGTCAACCCAACCGTTCCGAAAAATCATCATCTATGGGGTCTCCGGATGGGTTCTGTTTCACTTGATAAAATTTCACTTCTGAGGAGTCTGGAACCGTTCCTAACGGTTCGCCACTATTATGCTCTTGCGGTTAGGCATGGGCTCGTTAACAGATCCCTAGTAAGGTCCGTCATCGGCCATGATTATAAGAGAGTCCTAAACGGTGCTGTAAATGCAATGAAGAGAATAGACCCAAAGAGGTCTCCGATGCTTAGACCCCCGAACGTTTGGGACGATGAGCTTGAGTACGCTGCTAGTATAACCTCAAGCTTCGGGAGGAAGCTTATAAATCACGGAATAAGGCCAACGGAGGTAAGCCTACTCACTGAAGAGCGATTAGAGAATTACTCTCGCTTAAGGCTCATGGGGCTCGATCAGAAGGAAGCCTGTATTAGAAATGGTAGCCCACGGAAGCTTAGTCTTGACGATGAGGTCGTTCACAAGCTCCAGGTCAAGAAGTTTGGGTACTTCAAACGTGATAACAAGGTCTCCGTGAGGTGGACCAGAGGAGCCGTCAAGGCTTATAGCAAGATGAAGAACGGCCATGGCGGCTGCATCATCAATAAATGCGGCCTCCCAAGGAGGTCCTTAGTAACAGAATCTCGTGACAGTTTCGGTATCGGTAACGCTATCGAAACATGCAGACGAATGGCAGTGGTATCGCAGAGGGTTCTTAGAGTCTTCACGCAATCTCTCCTCGGAAGGGAAATGTTAGAGTTTTCCGAACTCACCCCCGATGAGTTTGATGCCATTTTGCCGAACGTCTCATTGGAAGACTGGCGAATAATTTCGCGTGGAGATGGGACGTTCCTAAGGTGTTACTGGAAGCTAAAACTAAAAGAAGGAGTGAAGTGGGTGAAAACTCAGAGATCCGAACTTGACAGTGGTTGTTTAATTTCATCGATAGACATTTCGGCTTCCACTCTTTGATTGCATTCTATTGACGAGATGAGATTAATGAAGTTTTTCAGGAGACCAAAGACACTATCAGAGTCAGAGAGACTCACCATCGAACTATCACGAGTCGAGGCGATAGATGACGATTGGAGAGAGATGACACCGGAACAAAGGCGTCAATTGGCTTATTCCCCGGAAGAGAAGCGGGAGATGTACTCAAAGAGGCAAGATTTGAGGTTTATACCACCAGTTGGTAAGAGTGGAGGAGTCATGCAGTCTATTGCCAACGAGTTGGGACTCTCCAGACAATACATCCATCAGGTATTCTACCCAAAGAAACCGGAGAAGTTATTCGGTGGTAGAGCAATTCTCCAAAAGAGAGCTTGGCAAATGCTCGTGCGGAGAATAAACGAACACCCGCTCCTGCCGAAGTACAAGAAAGTGTTCGAAACCCTTCTCTCCGGTCACAAGGTTGAGGTGACGATCTCAGTATCAAAGTTCAAGTGGATCAGGAAAAAGAGTCTTGAGTTGATTCCCGGCTTGAAAATATCAGAATCTGATGATACAGTGCCGACCACTTACGTCTTAATTCCTCCTAACGTCCGTTAACCAACACGTCTTTGGAAGATGTCTCGACGAACCCGTTTATACTGGTTTTATCTAGTAACCTAGCCACTGGTATACCCTCCGCAAAGACGTCTCTGCTTCCCTGTGTTATCGAGGTTCTGTCGGCAGACACGCTACCCTTGACAGCGACTAGGTTGTTGTTGATGAATACAGTTTTCACCGGAGTTCTCACGATCAAGCTCCTTATCAGTACTGGAGGGTCTCCCCCAATGTACGCAGTGGTGTCTACCTTTTCCCGCGCTGCCATTAGCCAGTTACTATTATATTCGATCCAACATTCGGCCACTCAAGGGAACCTGAAGCATTTGTTTTTTGGCTCCCAACATTGAGGCGATAGTTGTCGTTTATGAACCACCAAAGGCTATCATCAAGACTTGGGTTGGTTCTGACTCCAGTGAATCCGGTTCTTCTTGGAGTTATGATCTTACCTCCACCCCAGCAATAGAACACTCCAGGGTCTATGGCTTGTAAACGAGATGTCCACGGGACCAGACCAGTGAGCTGATACCACCAGGGGTAAAGTGTGGTAACCTTAGCGCTGAATCCGGAGAACGTTCCGGGATTACTCACTGGAATAATATTACCGCCTGGAGTTTCTGATATAGTGATGAAATTTCCGTTTACGGATCTAACATAGTATGTGGTTCCTTCTGTCACCATACCAGTCCCTACCTTCTCGTAGAACTGAATCTCCTCGCCGACGGATAGGTTGGCACCATCATTGGAAACTGCCAACCTATTGAGAGTCGAAATGGACACTGGTGACACGAAGTTTCTCGCACCGAGGGGAGTTAGGGTTGACGTGACTGGATTAGACCCATTCTTTCCTTTCTGGTTAGTCGCGGAAAGGTTTATATAAAGATTTTGGGATGACGGATCTGGCTTCACTATGTCCCCACGGTAGAAGGTGTGCCCAGTTGACAGGCTCGACCAAGTAAGGTTCTCAGAGATGTCGAGGAAGTACCGAGAGGTGCCACTTACCTCTGGGGCGTAAGTCCATGCACCGTTATTGGTCCAGGGTGCGGACCTTACAAACTTCATGGACCTCATCTGACCCCTGAGGCTAACATCTGTCACGATGTTACCGGGTTGGTAAGTCCCAGTGCCGAAATTCGGGAAGTTTAACGGGAAGTAGTGATTCGGGGAATCGGGTGGTGTGGCATCGGCTGTTACGTTATCCCTAAGGACTCCGTACAGAGTGTTCCCAAATAGGACCAGGAGTCCACGGTTATAAAGAGCACCTCTTGTCCAAGCTCTCAGACAGTCCCCAGAGTTCGTGCTATTTGCCCCACGCCATTCAGTCGGTCTAGGAGTATTGCTGGGTTTATTACCTGTGCTAGTGGTATGAGTAACAGCTGCTGCAAAGAGCTTCCCGGCATCCTTGACCACTGTTCCAAGGCGCATTTCGGTGGTCTCCGCTCCTGGAGTGGAGATGCGTCCCTGGCAGCCGTGAAGAATGATTCTGTCAATTAGTGTGAAAACGGCCCGGATAGATCCAATCTGACGGTAACTTACTGACATGCCGTAGGCGAATCTGCCGCCGCTGAAGAACTTCGTCACCAATCCGGCTCTTACCCCCTGGCTGTGTTGGAACTCAAGCGACCTCTGGTCCTGAACGGTGGAACCTAGCCTAGTTTCCGTACCTGGCTTATAAATGACATCTCCAGCAATAGTAATCAAGATACCATTGCCGTCAAGTATTGGTGACAATCCCAAGCCAGAAAATCTTATCACGCTTGGGTTCGTTATGATGACTCCTCCAAGTGAGTTCTGGATCACGATTCTACGGTTCTTGGAGGAATCCAATACACCGACAGCCTCTGATAAGGAAGTACCATCCTCAATATCGATGTTGCTAGAGTAATCCGGCATGGAGTCGTCTGGAACCATCCACTGCTTCCCCATGAAACTTGCTATCCATGAGTCTCTCTGAATTCGAGTAGACACTTCGAGGTCCAACTCGTATTTTGTTACAAGGCTTGTTCGTTCCATACTAGTTTCTTCTGATTATTGGCAGCATCTCTTGGAGGTGGGCTGAATCGGGATCCATTCTTATCTCATCCGGAATCACTGGATCAGGGTCAAGTATGATCTCTTCTATTTTCCCCTGCTTGATTTCGACGGCTGTCAATGGAGTTTTCTCGACTTCGTCAAAGGTGAATTTAGGGAGGAACCTATCCTCCGATAGAAAGTGAGTATGGGTTGACTCATAGAAACTACCCTTGAGGATAGAGAGGCCGTCAGGACCTGGGTCTTGATCAACCAATGCATTTTTGAATTCCTCGTAAGTTCTATCGCAATTCTCGACCATGAAGTACCCGAACCACCTTCTGTTACGAGAATCAGTTATCACATCGACAATGCATATAGAATACCTGCCACCTTTGTGATTAAGAATGTCCCCCTTCTTTAATTTGCTGGCGTCCACGATCATAATTAGTATCTACTCCAAAACGGTTTGTTTTTTCTCTGCCAGGATTTTGCAATCCTCGTGTGCCAGCGGGTTGTTTCACCCATGTGAATGACTGATTTTTTGCCGCCCACGTTACATTTTATAGTAGTTGGCTTCGAAGCTTTTGGAACCATTTTTAGAAAGCCAAGGTTGACCTCCTTACCATGTTTTATCTGATATTCAAGATAGGAAATCATGGAGGCCGCCACCAGCTTTGCCTCGTCTCTCCGGAGGTTGTTTATAATCATCAACTCCTTTATCAACTTGGACATGTAAACTCGCCTGAACTCTGAGTCTTTTATACTAGACTTCTTCTGTGTCTTCGTAGTATTCGTATTCCCAGGCTTTAGGAGTTGGTCCGAGTCTTTCCGGTTTGACATATGATGGCGGTGGTGATTGAAGTAGGTTGGTAAGATCTGAGAGCCCCGAGTTAAGATGCACGGTGGCCCCATCCAGGTTTATTCCTCCGACTGTCGAAATGTTAAGCTTTCCAAGGGCTTTCAGATGGATATCGCCTCCGCTATAAAGCTCCACGAATCGCCTCTGCTCGTCGATCATGACATGATAGTCTGTCTCTTTACCCATCAAAACGCAGGTCTTGGCCTTATCATCCAGAACTACTCGTCTTCCGGCGACGGTTGATACCTCTAGCCTCTCCCCACTATCATCCATTATCACCCTGTGACCATCTTTGGTCCAGGTCTCCACGCGACCGAGTTCTGAATTTATCCTAACGATATAACCATCAGGGGAGGAAGTCTCCCAGATTTTCTTGACGTCATCCCAGGTGGTCCTCCATCCGTCAAATGTGTAGACTTGTACTTGTTCAATCTCGTTTATTGAGTCTGAGCTTATGACAATACCTCTTGGTTTGTCAACCCGAGCCCCGGAAGAGTCAAGGGATCTGACCCCAGTGCCTGCTTCCATCGTCATAACTGCGTTTTCAGAGTTTACGAAGAAGATGTTGCCCCAGAAGTCGGCAATCGCAATCTTATGCCTACCTTTCCTATCGTCAAGTTCTACCCTTTTCTGTTCCGGGCTAATGAACCCGAAGTTATTGGGCGCATCCCTAGGGTCCACACCTCTAACCTTGTCAGTTCTCAGGATGGAGTTATCTGGGTATCGTTCCTGACTACCAAACCAAGATGTTGGGAATCGGTAATGCCTTGACTGCTTAGACCCATTGGCAGTCTCATCCTTTCCGAATTCTGGCGATTCAGTGGACCACCAACCTCCTTCCCAAATCGGGTATTCACAATCGTGATTCTCAAATTTGACCCTCACCCAAGAGTCCAGGGGTGGAACGAACCAGATACCACATTGATCACTGCACGGAAGTGTAGGCCATGCCCATGGTAAGTCTTCATCTTTTATACCCTCAGAGTGTACTCCAAGTATTCTAACTCTTATTCTACCGAGGCGAAGCGGGTCAATCCTCTGCACCACCTTTCCCTTGTAAGTTGTGTCGAATTTTATTCCCGGATTCTTCGTCATTTAGAATATTTAAAAATGTCGATTTCTAACACGGCTGAAAAGCTCGCGCTTGACAGATGTAAAAATCTGAGTTAGAATAACCAAGATGTTTCTCACACCAGTCCTACTCGAATCTTTAGAACGCAGATTCGGACTTACGTGGTTATCAGGTGGCGGCGATCAGATAAACGTCAGATGTCCATACTGTCACAAGAGAGGACTTTCACCCGACGAGAGCGGTCACCTTGGAATCAACGTTCGGATTAATAAAGCTCATTGCGTCAAATGTGGGTGGGGACATGGTAATGCGTCATCCTGGTTAGAAAACTTTGGAGTCCACTTGACAGTTTCATTCACTGACGTCATTGATGACCTTGCCAATCTGAAGACCATTTTCGAGACCAAGAAGGTTAGGTTCGATTCGTCTGTCACGCCACTTCCAAAGGAGTTTGAGTTAATTGGAAGTGAGAGTAATTACTTCACGGAGTCTTTAAGTAATAAGGGCATCAGTAGGGAGTTGATGCTGAAGAATAAAATTGGGTTCTGCGAGAGTGGTAAATACGACGGCTACGTTATATTCCCATTTCTTGAAGACGGTGAGAGAGTGTACTTCCAGGGGAGAGCGGCATACCCAGAGTTATTGAGCAATCCGAAGACGAAAAAGAAGAATCCTGACTCAAGTAATGGTATGGGTAAGAACTCATGGCTGTATGGCGTGGATAGGGTTGAGAAGGGTTGTCGCATAGCTCTAGTTGAGGGCACTCTTGATCAAATATCACTTCAAGATCATTTCGATAGGTTGCACAATGGGTACTTCGGGGTCAGCCTCCAAGGTACTACATTATCGTTCCCATCTCCGGACAGGCACCCACTCAACTCTCAGTGGGGGAAGATCAAATACTTCGAACCGGAGGAGGTTCTGGTAGTATTTGACCCTGATGCCTATCACAAGGCGAAAGAACTGGCAAATATACTCTGTAGAACTGGGCTAAACGCCCGGGCGGTCCGCTTATTTGATGGTGACCCGAACGAGATAATGAGGATGCCCAACGGCGACGAGATCCTTAAGAGGGCCATCTCTGGAGGCTCCGAATTTGATGAAATAACACAAACACTATCTCACCTGCTAGCCCCCTGATTACACCCTATGCCACTTGAATATAATGCTTGTCTCGAAAATGGGCTCGAAGTAGTGAAGCAGTGTGCTCGCTGGTTCTACAGTACTAATGCATCACACTACAATACTCAAGGCTTCGATTATGAGGATATTGAGGGGCATCTGAACGCCGAGGTTTTGATGAGGTATCTGGATCTGGTAGAGAAGCACCCTGACTACTACTTGAAGAGCAAGGGTAAGGAGGAAATCGAAGCCTTCAGATCATCCTTATACCAGAGTTGCAGGAACGCGTGTTTTGCTCATCACCGTAAGCACATCAGGAGTCAAAAGAGGGGTCTCAATTTGAGGCAGGGGATGGTTCACCTCGACCATTCTGAACTAAACAGTCAGGAGGTTTTGGTGAGCGATGGCCTGATAGTGCCGAATAAAGTTGACTACGCTGCTATCTATAAGCCAGTTGCAGATAGTCTCTACGGGGAGGGCAAGTTCAATGCCACTCGCCTGTGGTGTCTCCTATGGCACGAGAACAACTCAATGAAGGCAGAGTTGGAAGCCGCAGTAGAAGACAAAGACAAAATCTACATGGACGTTAGGAAGAAAATACTGGAGTTTCTTCCTTGGGAATCAAGTTTACCTCATCACATCATGAATCAAACCGAGAAGAATAAGTTTAAGGAGATGGCTCAGAGAGCCATCAAAGCCGGAGTCCTAAAAGTCCCAGACGAAGAGCCAGAGGATTCAGTTTCTAAGCTTCTCAGTTTGGTCTCTAGAATGGACGAAGCGCAAGCCGAAACAGTCCTAGAAGTCATCTCTGGGGGTGGCGCAATGGGGCTCAGAAAAAATGGGCAAGAGGTTCTGAAGCCGAAACGGGAGGCTATCATGGACAACGCCAAGAAGTGGCTAGTGATAGACTACGAGATAGTTTCCGACGCCCTCGATATTGAGATCAATCCGGAGATGAATCCACTGATCATACGACGCCTCCTTGATAGTTCCCTGGAGAGGATAAATCAAGAGTTGAAAGCCAAGTTACCGGAAATAGTATGGGAGTTTGTAAGGTCCATCAACGAGGTCTTCCCGGACACCTACCAGGAGGGGTCAAAGTTGGAGATCAGGGAAATCCGGGATTCAATAATGGTCGTGGTTCCCCCTATTCCGGCACCATCCTTTATTTCCAGAGTCAAAGATTCCAGACGCTGGATGTCTTGGATAGACTCCAACTCAGTTCGTTTCTGGCAAGAATCAGAGACCGTTCTCTTTGAATCCACAAGCCTAAAAGGCGTTGATCAGGAATTCATGAAGGTAGTTCTAGAAAGCCTCTCAGAAATATGATCTTAGAACTTAAAAAAGCCATCGAGGAGTGGGGGGTCGACACTTCAGACTTTTCAGAAGACACTCAGCTTTCTGAATTCATTCACGATGACCTAGACCTATCGCTTTTCGTTGGAGTAGTGGAAGATGAATTTGGAATAGTGGTAACGGATGTTGTCGCCGAATCTTGGAAGACATTGGCCGATGTCCAAGAATTCCTCGATCAGCTGTAATTATCCCGATGAATGAATTGGGTAGAAGACTGCTGGAAGGTGAAGACTATCATTACGATACTGTCAATTGTAAAAAATGTGGGAGCGAAATCAGTGAACTAGCTGTATTCCCAGGTGGGATCTGCCTGTCCTGTCATGAGAAGAAGTTCGACGCCCAGGTATTAGCTAATGGTGGCATCCTGCCGAGGCCAGACTTTACGAGGGTCCTGAAGACGGAAGCGAGTCTTAGGGAAGACTCAATGAGACTGAGGGAGCTTCCTGGAAACTTGAGAAAACAAGCCGCTTCATTGCTCAAGAGTGGCAGGGCCTATTACGACTCCGAGAAGAAGAATGTCAGGAGGTCTAGGAAGGGTGATTGTTGCGTTCCGATAAACGATTCCCCAGCAGCCATCAACAAGTACCTAGACGAATCCACGAGATTCGTCCATTTACAGGGTATCGGTAAAACTCCAGCAATACTAGCTAGGGAACTAAGGCCCGGGTACATTGTTTCCTGGAACTATCAACCCGACTCATATGTGGTGAAGTCGATAGAGGTCGCATCGCCACAGTACTTAAGGGTTAGTACGGAGCATATTGCATCCGGACGGGAGTACACTCAGAAGTTGAGCAGGGATAGACTGGTTGCAGCTAGGAAACCAGTCTAATTCGCTACACTTAGTCCTTGCCTAGTTATAAAGAATGAACCCACTCGATACCAAACCAGCAAAAAACTCCCTAGCAGGGAAAGGGGCGAAAACTAAGCAACATTTCAAGCCGAACAGTAACTTGTCCGGATATGGGAAGGGTGGTGATGTCACGTCAAAAAACAAGTTGGCACTGCCAGTTACCAGAACTGGCTCCAGCACTGGGAAATTGGTCAAGAGGACCTATACTGATGCCATTGGCATGCAAGGTGGGCTCCGTGAGACTATGAAGCTTCTTGGAAGTATCAAGTCATTTTGTGAGTCAAGATTCGGGCTCAAGAACGATGATGGGGAGGTGATTGGGTATGTCGACTCGAAAGAGGAGGCGCAAAAGGCAGTGTCTGACGGAGAAGCCTATTCGTACTTCAACAAGGACGAGTATAGTGAATCAAGGGTTTGCGAGTCCAACCCAGTTTCCGATGAAAGAGCTGCGAAGATGATCTTCGACAAGATACCAGTGGTTAAGGGAGTACCGCCATCGATACCTATGATCAAGGGTTATGTCAAGAAGTATCTTGATATGGTTGGTAAGAACCCTAGCGACATAGATTATCTTGCCAGCTTGGTGTTCAGCCATGTGGAGGACATGGGTGAGGGGAGCTGAGGACTGATATACTTTTCATATGCACAACGCCATATTTCCAGTAAGAATCGATGAAATCGTGCATCCAAGGGTCTCGAATGAGTCCTTTCTGAAGGTGTTCATACAGCCGAGAAGAGCTATTACTAGTAGTCCCTCGGATGAGGACACTGGTCTAAGCAATCAATCCGATATCGCCGTTCTCTTGAAGAATTACGGGGATTCCGATGTGTCCTTCAAAGTGATGGGCGCAAGACGGAGCCATGCTGCAGAGAACCAGGCAAACGATGCTTCATATTCCGAGGTGGTTCCGGCCCAAACTTTGAAAGCTGGGGGGTTCCTGCAACTGCTGTTGCAAGAGGAGGGTCTTAACCTATTCTCATTCGTAATGACCAGTTCCTCGAATTCACGAATGAGGGTGGAAGCGTCCTCCGCCGCAGATCTTATAGTATGGAAGTCGTTCGAGAGGGAAGGGGAGAAGGGTACACACCTGGATACCTTCCTATCGGATGAGGCCCCGAAAGTCTTCTACTCAACTTCGTCACCTTCATCTGGAGATTAAAATATGGCTGGATCATCTAGAGCAGTAGACCTCGCGTACCGAAAGAAATTCAGGATCATGGAGGACAGGGGAAGGTCCTGCTCCAGGTCGAACATGCGCAAACCGATAAGACTCAGAGAGAGCGATGAGCTAAAGAGTTACAGCCAAATGCTTACGGCTGCGATCACATTTTTCGAAGGCAAGGAGGATGAATCTGTAAGTTTGCCAGCGGACAGTCCGGAGAAGCTTACCATCGAGGCAGTGATGGGGGTTCTGAATCAATATAGAATTGCTGATGGGGCATCTAATGACGTTATCAGGGAGAACGCGAAGATGCTGTCTGATAAACTCAGAAACATGTTCCAGGATAGGTCCTCACAGACTTCCCCGATTATTGAGTACATCAACAAACTGAGGGAGAACATGCTGGCCCTCCACAATTCTATTTCACCGGGCAGGGAGCCCTCGGCACAAGGTGAACCACCTAACGAACCTAACGAGCCAAAACCGGAGGAGGGGGATGAGGAAGCCGAGGAACCACCTGCAGCCGGAGGAGAGGCTGAAGGTGACGATCTCGCGAAACAACTCGGATTATCATGAACATACAAGGACAACTTTACGGACTCTACAGCCTTCGTGGAACTTTCTCAGAGGGGAGGCTTCTCAAGGCTGGCATAAGCAAAATGGCTATCGGGAAGGCTGTCTCGGCTCGCGGTCTGATAAGAATCTCTGAGGGGTATTATAAGGTGAACGAGCAGATCGCCAGAAAACTTCTCAAAATCACTGAAGCGGAACTCGAAGCAGGTCAGGCCGTCTTTCGCTACAAGGATGGGATGATCAAACCGATGCAGGTTGTGAAGGATAAGGGGAATTCGGTCTCTTTGGTTGACCCAGAGAAAGAAGAAGTCGAGAACTCCGAAGAGAAAGAAGTACTAACTCGCGAAGAGATCGAGAAATCAATCAGCTAACATGGATCTCAAGATACTATACAGCGGTAACTCGGCGAATTTCCTTAAACGGATGGCGGTCTTCGCTGAGACGGTTCCTGATATAGCTAGGAGAATCGACGGTCTGAAACTGTCGTCGTCGTGTAGCGGACTCAGGTCGATAAGGTTCTCTGAAACAACCATCAACAACGATAGGTTCACCTATGATAGGGCGAAGGATGAGATCATTCTTTACCCAGTGAATTTCAGAGCTGGCGACCGTATTGACTACTACCTTTTCAAGGCCATAGGGAGAAGGCACTGGAGCTTGAATATTACTTCTGGTGAGAAGGTTCGGTGGGCAAACATGCAGGTGTTCGTAAAGGAAGCCCTGATCGATAGAATAGCGAAGGTTCTGAACGGGTCTTTCAAATTCAAGGATGTGATTAATAAGTTTACCACTGCCATCGATAAGCTGGTCGTTATTCACATTCTAAACGCCCTTACCAAGAACTCAGTCACCCCATCCCAACTACAGTCGTTGGACTTCAGACGGCACGCCTCCGTCAGTGACTTCGTGAGGGGTAGAAGGCCATTTTCCATTAAGCCCCTTATCTCCACCTATGGAGGTGATGTGAAGAGGCTCGGAGAGTATGAAGAAGCCTTCTCTGAGTATTGCCTCGGAAGAGGTGAGTTCAAGATCTCAGAATCTTCCACAAGAGAAGAGTTCAAGAACCTCTTTCTAGAGGTGTCTGGAGTTATTCGTAGATGACCCCGCCAACCGATAGGTTGACCCCCCAAGAAGCAGGAGTAGTGCCGTCGTCATCAGAATCGAATCCATTTATCGTGATTGTCTTCGGCCAGACGTCTAGAAGTTTGATCGTGTAAATAGGGGTGGTCGGAGATGCTATCGCTTGCCCCGGTTCGCTCGGACCATAAACTTCTATCGATCCAGATCCAACAATGCTGTTGTATAGAGCGATCGATCCACGATTGACGTTGTAGATCTTCTTATGCCACTCGGTGAAGAAGTTGTACACTTCCTTTTTATCTAGGAATCTTATTGAGACGTTTATCGAGGATACTGGTTTCGAAGACGGAATCTCATAGTCGGCGTTGAATGGCTTATACCTCTCCGTTGCAATCTCATTGACCAAGTCCCCGATATTGACGATGTGTAGATGACCAGTATTAGACCCAACCTCTGGTATTGAGACCCCGTCCCACCTTGACACCTTCAGGATATAATGAGACTTCCTAATCGGTTCGAGATTAAAAGCTAGCTGATTTACTGGAGACTTTAGGAGGCCCATTAGGAAATTCCGTGTTCGTATGCTAGACTTCTTTCCAAGAAGGATATCTGGTCATCGGTCAAGGCATTTTCGAATATCAGCATAGCCGAGATGTCTCCAGAGAATCCTCCAGACGTCTTCCCGAGTCCAACGCTGGTCGTGAACCCGCCTATTATATTTCCCGTAAACTCTTGTGGGGCGACCGACTTAGAAGTAAACTTCCTGAATCTGGAGTTGGTACCGTTTAGTACGATGGTATAAACGGCAGCAGCTGTTCCGGGAGTTCCACCAGCAATCGAGGAAGAACTAGCTCCACTCAAGGTGTAGGTGGAAGTACCGCGTGAAAGGCTAGTGGTACCACTCTCGAATATCACTCCGTTGGCACTCGTCTTGGCAACGAGCACAATGGATAATGCCTGAGACTTCGAAGCCGGAAGCGTGTATGCTATCCTGGACGTGGCCCCGAAAACGGCACATTTTATTCCAAGAACTCCGTTAAAGCTGTTGAGGGTAGTTAGCCCATCCTTTATGGTTGGCCAGTTCGCAGCCGCCACAAAGCTCCGAAGGTTACCGGAATAATCACCCCAACTCGTTATATTGCTGCCAGTAAGGGCGAATGTGCTCCGCCAAGACAACCATGACCAAGGTTTGATTGTATAGGCGTTTGTGAAGGCTGGAACTTCAATTGTGCCAGAAGTAGACTCTGCTGGATCAAACGGGTTTTCTATGGTAGAAAGAGGGGTAACATTCCCAACGTCACCGTTCACGCTGATATTGATGGTGACGCCGTTGTAGGCATCGGACTGGCTCCCTGCAATCTGTATTGATAGAGCTCCGGTCTTGATTGCCCATACACTCCTTGCGTAGATGCTCGCTCCAGTGATCAAGTTGGTTGTGGAGGTCATTGTCCCAACACCAGTTATCTCTCCCGGGAACTCAAGTCTTAGGGCTTGACCAGTGACTAGGTTGTGCGGGGCAATGAAATCGAGGCTGTCATTGGAGGTGTTTGAAACTACACTCACGATGGGCTCCAACTCATCCGTATTGCTGGTTGATACTCTGTTGAATCCTCGTAACGTAACGCGTGCTGCCGTATAAGGGCTGGCGATGAGAGTGGAAGTTGCTGAAACGACGCCTCTAAGATAGTCTCCACCAAGGGAAGTGAGACCCCTCATTAATACCTGATCACCAGCAACAAAAATGTTGGTATCGGTGTCGTTCAGGGTCAACTGAACGACAGAGAGGTTAGTTACTGAAGCTGAACCCAGGGGCGTGTAAGCTGTCCCACTGAAGGTCACGGTGGTTGATGTGACTCCAGTTATTCGTCTAGTTGCTGTTTCTCCAGAGAGTTGTACGACGTCCCCGATTCTGAAATCAAGGACATTCTGCAGAGTATGAGTGTTACTGGAACCTCCCGAGGTTATTCCGGCTGAATAGACACTCACCCCAGATACCGTTCCGGATACTCTACCGGAGACGTCGAGGATCCCTCCAGAGATCATGTGAAGATAAGACCCGGAGAGCTCCCTTGAAATATCTGAGATGTTGGTTGAGGACTGATTTACAAGAACCTTGTTAGCGAGCCTCAGGGTCAGGTCGCCATCACCATCGGTCCTTGCAGTGACTAGATCCCCACCGTTACCACTCAGAACCTTCCCGAACGTGCTAGGGTGTTCAAAAATATTGTTGGCGACCATTCCATACACCATAGCGCTGCTGGAGTACGGTTCCGAAGCATTGTACGGGGCTTTTACGGTGAGTGTAGAGAGGACGTCGTCAACCGATATCAAATCAAGCGCTGGCCCCAGCGGTGTGGTGGCGTTCGGCGTGTTGTAGTAGGTGGTGCCGTCAATCTCTATGCTGTGATGAGTAGGAATCCAGTCTGACACTACCACTGCTTTGGAAAGCTTGGCTGACCCAGACGTCGGTACTGAGTAATCCTTATTAATGATCACCGCTGGTGCCGTTACGCCCTCATCAGGAACCTCGAAAGCCTCAACTAGGTAGGAACCGTTATAGGGTGAATCCCACTGGATGTTGACCCTATCCCCGAATTCCAAACCTTCCGGATGAATCGCTTGGAATTCCTCCTCGTCGAGAATCACTCTCACCTGACCACTTATCATGGTAGTGTTTGTGATGGTCGCGTCCGATCCGACAGTTGTTATCGAGATCGCCCCGGCCCCAATTGTCTCTTCCAACTCCAGCTCATCAGCAGTGGCATTCGTCACGTAGTAGTAACTTTCAGTAGCAAGACCAGCGAATCCGCTGGTGAACTCGATCATGACGTAGTCACCGTCGGAACATCCATGGTCTTCCTTATACAGGGTGTACGGACCAGCCCCTGCCGTAGAAACTCCGGTAATGATGACAGGAACGTTCTCCACCGCTGTTATTTCGATGTTGTCCCCTATTATTATATTGGTGAATCCAGTGCCAGCGCTTGAGAACCCTGCGATTTTACTGGATTTCACAGTATCCCTAATAGCGAGCTCCGAAGTCGAAGTTCCAGCTGCCAGGTTCGACTTCAGCGGCTCGTATACTTTCGCTACTAGGAAGAATCCAGCCTCATCAACTATCGAGACCGAGTTGATGTTGGACAATACGATAGTATTAGTCCCAGAGTTGATGCTTATTATGGCACTCTTGGAGTAGTTACCGTTGTACCCGGAGGTTGATCCCTCAATGCTTATCAAAGTCGCGGTGTCGAAGGCAGAAGCGTCATCAACCACGATCGAGAGATTACTTGAAGCGTTACTTACGGATACGGATTTCGCGGTTTTTTCGAAACTCCTATTCGAGATCACATCGATATCAGTTCTACCGGGGCCTACTAGAACCGCGCCGCTGAACACTACTCTATTGACGTTCTCGCCGTTTCTGACCCTGGAGACCACTTGCCATCTGAACACCGGAGGTTCTTCCCCTGGATTGTCCCTTACTGGATCTAGAGTGACTGAATCATTAACGGTATCGAGAACCAAATTTGAGTCACCTCCGTCACCTCCAGAATTGACGATCACTGAAGCTCCATTGGTGTTATTGAGCTTCTTCACCGTCACTTGTCCAGCTGCTTCCGAGGGCTGTCCAAGGTCAACCATCGAGACCCCATTTGAGTTTGACAGTATGATACCATCACCTGCTTGGAGGGTGTAGTCATCATTCGTCAGAACAGTCGATCCTCTTGTCAGGAAGCGTCTCCTCCTGTAGGATACGCCTCCCTCCGAGGTCGAGTAATAAAGACCACCGGACAACTGCGTAGCAGTACCACTACTACCAGACCCAACGAATTCCTTGTCGATTACCAAATAGCTTTCCTCGACGTTCACGGACGTCACCTCATAGACGCCATTATATTGGGACGTGCCGCTGATCTCTATGTCGTGATAGGACTTCCAATCTTGTATTCCGTTGATGTAAACTCTGGTCTCAGTGGCCGAATCTAAAGAAAATCCTAGTATATCCCAGGTTCCAGAGGACACGTCTGGCAGGCTGGCCAAAGTAATTGCTCCAACCATCGCCTTGTTGCCGTCCAGTTGAAGAAGACCATGATTCCCAGTTATCGGACCTGACATCTCCCCGCCAGTAGTTAGGAGGACCTCACCACTGATCCCGAGAAGATCATCAATGTAGTCCTTGGTAGGAATTGAATCATCGGTTCTTTGGTCCACATAAGTGAAGGAACCACCAGAACCGTCCGAAGTTATGTCTATTGGTCTTGGTTGTGCCTGCTCAAGCGGCAGGCTTATCGAGAAGGTGGTCTGACTATCAATGCTGTCTATCACCGTCCCCGGGGCGAATCCGGTGCCAGTTATTGGCTGTCCAACCGATAGCCCCTCAGTAGAGCTGGTAGTCAGTACTGTTTGATCCACGGCACCCGTTGTGGAATTGCCGAAGGTGCTGGCGAGCTTGAACCTGTCGTAATCTATCCTTATGACGTAATAGGTCTGACTGACAGTTATACCACCGAATCCAGGTTGCGGAAGTGAGACCGGAGTTACAGCTCTACCACTCTTCAAACCGTGCGTTGCCTTGAAGAAGGTATCGGTGCTGGCCAGGACAGACACCCCCGTCTTCGGTATCTTGTAGTATAACAGACCAGTGAGCACTCCCCCGGTTTTCTGAACCGATCCCAATATCGTTGAATCAACGTACGCTTTATTCGTGAGATCCGTGTTATCGGAGATTGTGAATCCAGTAGGAAGTTGAAGTTTCCCGGTCAGGGTTCCACCCGCCAAGGCCCTGGAATCAACGTACGCTTTATTCGTGAGATCCGTGTTATCGGAGATTGTGAATCCGGTTGGTAACTTCAACTTCCCGGTCAGAGTTCCACCCGCCAAGGCCCTGGAATCAACGTACGCTTTAGTAGCCGCGTGTAGGCTGGCCGTAGGTGCTCCAGACAACGAGAGTGGTCCTGTCAGGGAAACGTTTCCTGACAGAGGAACGAAGGTTGTCAGTTGATTATCAACGTATGCTTTGGTTACCAACTGGTACGCGTTACTGATCGGAACTGAAGGATCGTAGAGGATTTGTCCAGTGACAGTTCCACCGTCTTTCGCCAGTTTTTGGTCAACGTAATTCTTATTGACCAAGCTATCCGCTCCCGAGACTGATCCAGTGTATGAAACATGGCTAGTGATGGTCTGCCCGGAGCCAGTTTTGGAAAGTTTGTCCCCAAGTTGACTAGATAGACCATCGATTTTTGAGATCGATATCAAACCAGTTATTGAGGCGTCGGATATTGGTCCAGAAGTCCATCCGGACGCAGTTCGGTAGATTATACTACCAACGTCCAGGCTACCAGTAGTAACCTCCAACAACGAGGTGATGTCTTGAACTCCTATCAGTTCCCAATCAGGGCTCAGTAACGAGGGTTCACTATTTTTGGATACTTTCTTTGAAACCCACACAGACCCTAGGTACCCAGTCACGTATCCGGGAAGGTAACTGACGTTCTGATTCCACTGGGCTGCCCAAGCCATCCCACTGACTCGAACCGGAGTCACCTCCGGTTGCGCGGTGGTCGAGTATACAACGCTCAAATACTTACTTTTTATCAGCCTCTCGGTCGCCGTACTAAGTCGGTCTATGCCATCCAGTTGTACCGTTTGAGCGGCTGGCAACTCTAGTATCTTTTCCTTACCACCCTCGTAGTAATAGATGCTGAGAGACTGATTGCTGTTGTTTCGTAGGCTTACCGTCACTCAGATAACTAGTTGTTACTTGAGATTGTCCGGTAGTTCCCTTGACTTCCTCTTCTTAGCTTTGATGGATTTAGCCTTACGAGCATTTTCGACCATCTGGACGGCTTTATTAGAAGGTTTCTTCTTGAAGGCTGACTCCTGGAGTTCCAAGGCAGTTTTGAAGGACTCAATATCTTCCAGGAGCAGTTTGTTACTATCCAGTTTTGAGCCGGAACCGGACTCCGCAAGGAGCAACACTTTCGGTTTAGGCATTGGCCAGCTGATACTCGCCAATGTTGAGACCTCATTCTCTATCTGCTCAGTCAGAGACGACTTCTTACTCATCCGAATTGACTGTATTTCAGATAAATTCGCGTTCATGGAGCTGAGTGATTCATTAATTGACCCTTTAAGTTCCTCGGTAAGTGTTCCACTCTTCCTTCTCTGCCTGATACTCTTTACGCCCTCTACCAGGATCTTGTTCAGGGACCTCCTGGCCTCTACCGGGAGGTCCTCGACGTCGGCCTCGCCCTCGACCTCTTCCCCACCAGTTTCTCCCCCTAAATCACCGAAGTCACTACCACCTCCCCCGCCGAGACCACCGAACATAGAATCAGAAGTATCATTACCAGCCGCAGCTGACGATACCGACATGGCCAACTTGGCAAGATCGATGAAATTCCTTGGAACCTTCAGGTACTCTTTGAAAATGAGTTCCATGGTGGCACTATTTGGTATCTCAAGGTCTTTACATAACCTCGTCATATCACCCGCCATTCGCATCTGTGACTCAAGCGTAGCCGCATTCACTTCCTCCTCCAAAGCCGAAATCTTCGACATCCGTACCTTTATGTTGTACTGAGCGGGATCTCTACCTTTCAAAGCCAGATGAATGCAGGCCAACTGCCAGAATCCGTATATCACTGGCCTGCGCAATACTCTGATCATCCTCGCGAACCTAATGTCTTGAGATACCAAGGATGCCTTCGCCATTCCATTACCGCCGTCATCACCATGACCAAGATACGCTTTCGGAATCCTGGCACCTCCATAGAAGCATTTTGCCAGATATTCAAGATCGTAGACATCCGGGACCTCTTTATCCCCCTGCATCACTTCATACTTCGTTTCCTCTCCAGTGCGCTTTGGAATGAAAAGCATACTATCCATCGCTGGAGGATCAAATCTACTCTCCAACATCCCGGCATTACCGATCATGCTCTTCTGCCTCATCATGGACTCGAACATGTGAGCCTGCTCCATGATAGATGTGAAGTCCTGCGTACCACCATCTATCCAGAAGACGTGCCTATTTGGCATGCAGTGGAGACGATACATGGTCATCTGGTTCAATCCATACTGCATCCTCTTAAACATCGGGTAGAGGTGCTCTACCATCGAGCTCCCATACTCAGAGTTTGGATCAAGGACGTTCCTGAAGTGGATAAACGACCATGGCGAGAACATATGCTCATTCCCGTCCAAAGTGGGCTCTGATGGTTGTTGCCCTTGCCAAACAAAACCCAATAACCTTTTACTGGTCTGATCCCAAATTCTTCGTATGTCCTGGTGAGGAACGGATACGAAACCGACAACGCCGTCGTTGTTGTTGTAAAGGATGCGCCTGAAGTGATTACCCTTTCCCGATAGCTGGTAACAAATAGAGTGTATGCTATCCTCCACACCAATCGTCTCCAGCATGTTATTCAACTCCTCCTCTATTGAAGAGTCATTGCACTCATACCATACTGATTTCTGCTTGTTGATGTCGAGTTGACTAGCCTCCTCGGCATATGTTTCGATGATCGGCCTACCGATGTCGGAGTTCATCATGGTCTCCATATCGGATTGTTTGTCGACCGGATTGTCGGATGGCTTCAGAAGGTCACTGAATGACCTTGAAGAACCACCACCACCTCCCCCCATCATGTCCGTCCACGAGGGTTTTCGACCTTTAACCTCCTGTTTGGTCAGATTTATAGGTGACGCCGAGTACCACCCGAAAAGTTTGTGAAGAATAGTTTGACCAGCCATTTTAGTTAGAAATCTGTACCGTTTATAATAACCTTCCCAAGGACTGCTTTTTCTCGCGGAATCATTGACACCATTTCAACCTGTGAGTCAACGCTACCGATGTTCACGCTGTAGGAGGTTATACCACTAATTGAAGAGACCAAAGATTGCAGGACAACCCGTGATACTGACTCTCCCACGCTTATGATTCGTGTGAAGTAGTCATTCATCTTCTTTTTGATTTGATGACCGACGTATACCAGAGAATCTCCGTTCAGAGTATCATATGTGACGTAAACATTCACCACTTTGTCATACTGCCACCCCATCGCGTACCAATCTGAGTTGAGGATAGTAGCGGCGGTGGTGTAGTCGTCGATCAAGGGAGTCTCCGGTCTAATAGAAATTATGTTCCCTGAGATCGACTCTATTATGGCACAGGAGGAGGACCTACCGAGCTCGAACAACGCGATCAGACCACCAACAACGAAACTGGATGAGTCGCTTACCAACAACATGGTATCTGTTCTTGACACTTGAGAGGTCAGGCTGGACCTAGCTGCTGGCTGAACCGAGTTTATCAGTAGGGTGTATTCCGACTGAGGTGATATGTTTTCATAGGGGCTGTAGAAGTTAACCCACTCGACTTGGGGAATTGCTTCCATAGCTTCATATAGCCTGCTTATAGACAACTGATCTCCAGGTAACAGAGACTTGAAGACTCCATTGATGGAAGCCCTCACTGATTCCTGTACTTCCGACTCGTTCGCCTCCTTTGAATATTTGTATCGAAATTCTACTGGCACATTCTTGACTTGACCATCCAAGATTACCACCTCGTCACACAGCATTTTTCGCTTGTCCAAATACTCGTGAAGTCTTCGTTTCAATAACGAGTTTGGTCTAGTGAGTTGGCCGTTCACTCCTTCTGTCCAGGTGTATACCCAAACCAAATTCTGTTCCCGTGGGACCATGTTTGTGTTGAGCACCGATTTGGCATACTTTATCCTTCCGCCATTGCTATCGACGAAGTTGGACGCCAAGTAGTCGTAATCCTCCCCGCTCACCGCCCTATCGTTCGTTCTGATGAAGTTTTTGAGGTTCGCCCGGACCGAGTCCATAGACTCTCTATCCTGACCGCCCCTACCAACTGTGTACGGATTGGAAATATAAACAGTGACTGAGTCTCCGGTTGATGACTCCGCCTGAATTGAAGTGTTGAAATACCCTTGTGGAACGTTACCATCTTTACCGCCACCCACCCTGTATTTTATATCAACTACGGCGCTGCTCGGAAGGACCTTCCCAAATCTACCATCCCCGAATTTTATTACCACTCTCCCGAGTTCATCGATCGAGACTTGATAAACTCTTGACGTCGGGGTCTCGAAGATCAGGTTACTTGTTTCCTCCCATTGAATACCATTAACGTAGACTTCAACCCCGGTGTTCGTATACCCGTCTCCATCAAGGGAGTTTCCGAAGAATCCAGAGGGCATGACACCTTCATTGTTAGTGAAGATGACTGGGTAAAAGGATGTCTTTGTGGTCCAATTAACTCTGTCCTCCAGAACTTCCGGGACAATATATGACTCCTGGAAACTTTCACCTTGAGTGACTTCCACATTCCTGTTCTCGATCACCCACTGACCAATGAAGTTAGTGTCCTGATCCCAAACTCGATCAAGGAATAAAACCGACTTATCGTAAGCGTCCGTGTCTAGTTTCCCAACACCTATTATAGCGTACTCGTTCCTGGTTGGTCCTGGTGGAGGTCCGAAGACTCCACTGGAGGGGCTGTACGCCCTGACCAACTTCAAGACAGACCCCTCTGACACCACGCCGAAGCCGACCTCAGAAGATAGCCTTACGCCATTCGTATCCGTCAATATGGCCTGGCTCGACCCCGGCTTTATGGTGATAAGAGCGTCAACCTTGGTTACGGTCCCGGTCGGGGAAACTACTGATCCCCTCAAGTCCCCGTACCTTAACACCTCTACCACTGGAGTAGACTTCCCGGGTTCTATATAATGATCTTTCGACACTTCCCACACTAGACCGTTATTACTCCTAATCCGAGACCCTTTCTTGATCAACTGATAGGAACCCGTTTGCGGGGGAGAAGATGTTTGACAGTATAGCTCTATTACTGCCGCTGTGGCACCACGAACTTTATATCCGTTCTGACTGCAGAAGTGCTGTTGAGCCTCAATAGTCTTATGGGTGTCGATGAAGGACTCACCAGCTGCCATATCGGCTGTATAGCTGAGAATCGAAAAGTCGTAGGATATTAGGTCGAGTACTATCTTGCCAAGGTCACCTTCATAAAACGAATTCCAGCTCTCCGGAGACTCCTTCTTGAGTGTGTCTATCAGGGCTAGAAGGTTTGTGTCGAACTCCCTGGCTGTGAGGTCTATTGTTTTATTGTGTGACATCTTTCAATAACTAGATACCGAAGCTTTCTTCCAAATATGACGACACTTGAAAGGATAAAGATAAAGAACTTCTTCTCAATAGGGTTGGCTGAGCTTGAATTCGAAAATCAAGGCTTGGTAGTCGTTCATGGTAGGGTTGGATCTGGAAAGACGGCTCTCACTTGTGAATCAGTATTATATGGTCTCTATGGGAGTTCGTTCGAGTACGGCTCGAATCCAGGACAGTCAGTCAAAAAGAACACTGAAAAGGAATTCTCGGTGTGCATATGGTTGAAATCTGAGTCCGGCAGGTTTAGGATTATGAGAGGTAAGGATAGTGAGTTGAAGTTGTCCGGTCTTGAGCTTCATAGGCTCCATGATGATGGCACAGAGGACAGACTCACCCGGGGCACCTCCAAAGATACCCAGAAGTTGATAAGTGATGGTCTCTTGAAGATGTCCGAGAGAGTTTTCAGAAGGAGTGTTGTGTGCTCAACGGACATGGGGAAGTTCCCAGACGCCTCTGATAGTGAGAAGAAGTCGGTATTGGACGAACTCCTGGAGTTATGGATCGTCCAAGGAGCTCATGAAGAAACCAGTGGAATATTGAAAGCTCTAAAGTCCGAGCATAACGCCCTGATGCGGGAGTTCCAGATAGCTGAGCAAAGACTATCCGAGGAAGAAGCCTTCGAGATCTCAGACTCCCGCGCCATGGAGGAGTCTCTCTCCGATATCTCCGATAGGCTGAAAGAACAGACCGAGTTGCTCGAAACTGTCGAGGAACTATTCGAAGTTAAGAATGAAAAACTCATGGGACTCGCCAAGGAAGCCAAAGATCACCTCGTCTCCCTACGTACTAATCCACTTTTCAAAATGCTCCCGGACACGATCTCAGAGATAAAGTCATCCTTGAGGGAGTTAAAGAGGATAGAATCGCTAGTAGAGGCAGGGAGATGCCATGAATGCGGCCAGGAAACTGAGTCAATCTGTCCCCATAATATTGACGAGGAGAAGAGGAAGTTGGAGGAAAACTTGGAGGCTGAGTTGGCCAGGAAAAAATCCCTAGATGACAGGTTAGAATCCGCCGAAGAGACTGTCGACACTATATCCTCTAAGTCTAGGAAACTCCTAAACAAATATCAAACGACGAAGGACGAAATAAACACGGAGATATCCTCTCTTCACAGGAGTGAATCTCGAATACTATCGGAGCTGACCAGAGCCAAAGACGCAGAGGAACGTATCAGGAAGGCAAAGGAGGCTAAACTGGACGTTATTGGTAGAATCGACATCATGAAGAAAAGGATCGAGGATGAGGAGATTCTGGAGGAGTTATTTTCAAATAGGGGGTTCAAGCTCAGCGTTATCAGGTCTGTGATACCATACATGAATGAGGAAGCCGGAAGGGTGGCTGAGTTATTAAATACGCCGATCAAGGTTAAGTTCGCGATCAGAGGAACTGATGAAGCCTTCTCCGGGAATCTGTCGGTGGAGGTCCACAATCCAATAGGCGCTTGGCAATACCACGGTAGCAGTGCTGGTGAAAGAAGAACTATAGACATCATAATACTGATGTGTCTGATGTCTCTCAGCAACAAGAGGAACAATAGGTTCAATCATGTATTCTTCGATGAGACCTTCGAGAAGTTAGATCCGCCGTTACAACGCGCAGTTCTAATGCTCCTAAAGGAGATTTCTCAGGTGAAGTCCTCGGTTTTCCTGATAACTCACTCCGCTGGGGAGATTAAACAAGATGTGGATCAGACCTGGGAGGTCAGTAGAGGGGGACAATTAGCGATAAGCAAATCTTAGCCTTGACACTTATCAAGACTTATGCTATAATAAACCATGCCGACCAGAAATCCGACCAAACACAAATCACAACCAGAAGAGTTACCAACTCAGGAGGCAGTCCGCCCTAAACGAAGGAAGGTAGGACAGGTTGGCTCGGAGGTAATTTACCAATTAGACGAACCAACTAGCTGTTTGGATTGCTTCAAGTCCATACCATCTGGGAGTCTGGTAACCATTCAGAACGTCTCGACCGATCTTTGCAAGGTCCCGGTTTGCATGTACTTCTCGAAGTTGGGGTCAGGTAACCTTAAACTAACTGGGAAGGTGAAAGAGTCTAGGGTCTGTTCCTGTCCAGCATTCGAAACTGGAGAAGTGGCTAGTCGGGGCAAATACGCCAAAGCAGTAAGGGCGCAGTTCAGTTGATAGGTAGAGGGGATGGGGAGAGAAAGAACTCGATACCGAGTTCCTTCGCCTTATTAACGAGCTTAGTGACCTCGTCCGGATCCCTATCGACCCATCCATAACCACGGTCTTCCGGACCCTCTTCAGCAGACCTGTATCGCTCGTCCGGTTCTGTAGTAGAACTGAGAAACTTGACGAGCTGGTCTCTTCCTTTCATAACCGCGTAGAAGTTACGTGGTGAGGAGTCCTCAATCATACTCAAGAACTTAGTAGCGTCTTCTGACAGGTTTTTCATGATAAAAATAACTAGGTTCTCACGCGAAGCGATGCTTGTGCCAAATTGGCGTTTCCCTTTTTGGGTCAATGTTTTGGAATGGGTAATTCGAGGATTTCTTCTTGGCAACGATTCCCTCGAAAAGAGGGACGCTACCATTACCTCGCTTTACCCAATCTTCCCCAAGACCTAGGAGTTTATCCCAAAGGGACTTCGCAGAGTTCCAGTCAAGGGAGGGGATTCGGTAAACCTCATTTTCAGAGATACCATTGGTGATTGGCATCTCTTGGAGTGTCGAAAATCTCTCCCTACGGTCCTCGATGCTTTCATCCTTCACGATGGAGTCTAGGACCACTATCGTACCCTTTCCAACGTTGTGCGCTTGATAAAGGCCCTCACAATCTAACCACTCTTCAGAAGGGAGCAACTGCCCGATCTTAGCAGCGGCAGCGGCAAACCATTTCGGGTTCGAGAGTGTCGTCCCGTGTCTAGTCCACATTTCCCCGGATGGGGCATGTAGGATGATTCTCATCCCGGTAATCTTCGGCTCCACCCAAAAGTCCCCGATTTTTGGTCTGGAGGAAGTCAGTTTTCCACAATTGATCGGACGGCAAGGGAAGGTTGGTGGTTTCATTCCTAATTATAACACACTGCTTGTTACTTGTCAAGTAGGCGATGATCTATATGTGGCAATAGTCATTTATAGATCATCGCTAGAACTGAAAGATGAATCAATAGCGAGCAACTTTCAGACAGGTTGATTCTCGAATCACCTACGCCAAACATGATTCTATGCTGGTGTTTATCGCTTGAATTAAAGGACTCAAGCCATTCCACAGCTAATTGACTTTTAGCACTTATCGTTCCAATCTCTCTCATCATGTCAAGTAGGACGGTTTATGCTGGCAAGAATCATTGCTTCACACCGCTGGCGATCGTTCGACACCATCGCCGACGCCTCCCCTGGCTTGCAAATATTATGGGCGAGAAGCGCTGACACTATGTCGTTGAAGTGTGCTTCTTTGAGCTGTCTGAGGGTCTGAGGATCTGCATTATCCTCTAGTTCGGAAGTCACCCGTTGAATTTCATTTCTGGTGCGCTCGGCAGAGGCGTAGTACCTGTGATCGTCTGACATGCACCCAGTAGGATCGTAAGCTTCATACAACAGTTTCAGGTATTCAAAGCGATCGGTCCTTGGATCTGGTCTGACGGTCTCCCGAATGAAGTCGACTGCTTTCTCAATAGTGTCAATGGCATCTGGCTTCGCTCGGATCGCGATTTCCCCATGAGCGGAGTATCCTAGATATTCTATGTTGATGGTCCCTGATTTCAACCTTTCGACTAGTCCAATCGCGCCATCTGGGAAAGTCCCATAAGCTTGGGTTACGGCTGATTCAGACTGAGCATCAATAGTAATGAAGCCGTCCCGGTAAACTAGGGTTAGAGACTTGAAATGGGCTCTCAGACGTTGATCCCGTAGGACCCTGACAAATCGGGCGATTGGTGCAAACATTCCTAACCATAACACGTGTATCGAACTTTGTCAAGTATCAAGCATTTTCGTGGGCGTTCATCATTTCTTCAAAACTGTTGTATACTGGAGCGGTCATATTCAACTTGGTCCGATCATACATGCGCAGTCTTTCCGCTATTCTCATCATCTGGTGCGGTCGGTCCATTTTCTCGTGTATGATCAGAGAGCCAGCACAGTGTTGTGCGTCTGGATGAGAATTTCTGCGGTTCTTGCATGTCGTAGTCTTATGACATGAGAAGGGTACATCTGGGAGTTCAGCCACTCTTCCAACGGTGATATAAGGTCTTACATCAGTCCTGAATGGGCAATCTGAACACGGAGACCTCAAGTCATATTTCATGCTAGTTGCTTGAGTCCTCAGTGAATAGGATTCGGCCTTCCTCCATGTCGTATTTCCAGCTGCCAACCTTATTCGGGAACTCCCTTCTGACGATCTCTCTGCAGAACTCAAAAAATCTGACACGGTGTTCCTGACGGTTTCTCTCATTCCCCTTGGTGGCGTTATCGTACATCATGGCGATTTTGATGGCCTCGTCTGCTGAGTGCCGGATAGGCTCTGGCCTATTCTCCGGCTTTTTCGGCTTGATTAGTCTGAATCTCATAGGGCTGGATTATAACACAAAGTGCATTGTTTGTCAAGTCACGAGTTCGCACTTGACAACAAGCAGGTCATGTGTTATAATCCAGGTTTCCTCACCCATCGTGTGATGGGAGCGAAGAAAGCCCTACCCTGCTTATCGGTTCTCAGGGTAGGGCACTTTTTACCGGAAGCTGAATAACCTCTTTATGACCACCGAAGAAAGAATCCAACAACTACGTGATGAGCTTGTGTCCGCAAAACGGCTGATAGCCGATGCTGCCGACTACCTGCATCGTCGGAACCTCGGGCAAACTGCCGAAGACCTGAAAGTCAAACTGACCGACAAGCTGGCGGAGATCAACGCCGTCTTGGGCTAACAATGCCCTCACTTTACCAAGGGGAGTTCCATCGTTTCATACTGAGAAGGCCCGAACTGTTATCGTCCAACATCACTAAGCTTCGTCAGAAACCTCTTCCAGTTGCAGTTTAAGCACAAGACTTGATAACCCGAGGGAAAATTTTCGCGTCTGAGGCGTCGGTATATTTTGACAGTCCCTACTTCTGCTCGATCCTTACTCCCGTCATGATTCACATGATCGATGGTGAGGGCGTCCAGCCGATCCTCCCCGCAAGGACATCTACCACCATAGCCGTCGATAACCTGCCTGCGAAGCCTTTGGTATTCTACGGCACTTGGTTTTGAGGAAACTCCTATGTGCGCCACGTGCTTTAACTGGTTGCACACAAAACATAATAACTGGATGTCATCAGGAAACCCTGCTCTGATCACATCAAAATATTGGTATGATCGGTTGTTGCGTTTCCCATGAGGACCATGCTTGTGGCCGTCCTCATTTATATGATCAACAGTTAGTACGTCAGTATCAGCGATGCCGCACTTACATCTTCCACCATAATGAGCCACCACTGCCGCTTTCTGACTCGCTCGCAAGGTTTTCACAGCCTTGCGCTGGGCGATTAGGAATTTCTCCCGCTTCTCCGGATCGTGCTTCCTCTCCCAGAGTTGGCGGGCGATCTGTTTAGCGTTCGGCGATGTGCTAACTTCACTCATGATTCGGTAATAGAATGCATAAAAAAGAGGCCGTGGTTTCCCACGGCCTCCATTACGGAACTTCCGGAACCGGATTAGGGTTCCCCAAACTGGTCAGAAAAATTCGTCAACTTGATCTTCGAGTAGAAGCGGCTGTTGATCATCTTCTTGCCGTAGCTCGATGCCATCCCCTTACGGTTGATGAAGTCATCAAGCGTGATGGTAGGAGTCGAGAACAGGAGCAACCAAGGAGCGTAGACGTAACCCGCACGGGTGAAGTCCTTACCCTTGTAACCGACAAGGCACTCGTTCTGGACGTAGTGCGGATCGGCGTACACCTTGAGGCGACCGAGGTTACCGAGGTAGCAAACACCTTCGATCTCGGTAAGATCCGCATCGGAGGGTTCGAACTGTGGCAGGGTCTCGATAACGTTGGCACCGTTCTGACCAGCAACAACCCAGTTGGCACGAACTCTGTTGGTTGCGCGGCTGATGTAGCCGGAGGCGTACACCAGGGCGTCAACGAAGGAGAGCTTATGCTCTTGGTAACCGATGGTCTGACCGGAAGGCGGCGAAGCACTCCAATTGACAGTACCAGCGGAGGCACCACGACGGAGGTCCTCGATGATCTCACGATCGATTTCCCAGTTGATGTTGTTAGTGACGGAGGTCGTCAGGAGGTTCTCAGCGTTCACGGAATGCAGAGCATCCATGATCTGGGCGGCTTCCGTGGACCAGCGGATGCGCATTTTCCGTTCCTTAGCAAACACCGGAGCGTGCTGGATCTCGATGTCCAGCATTTGAGCTTCACCGTTGAGTTCGGTGTTGGTGTTGTAGGAAGCAGTGAAGGTAGCATCAGCAACGGCGCTGGCAAGAGTGACAGCACCAGTGTTGTAGTCAACCGTACCCCTTTCGGAGGCACCGGAGAGGAGGACACCGTTGCCGTTATCACGATAAACTGCGCCACCACCATCGTCGGTTTGGACGGTGACAGTACCGGGGACGACAGGGGTGTACGACAGGTTCACACTGGAGAGAGCACCGGATTCGTTGGTGTCTCCAAGGTGTTCCTCGTTGATCGCGTCGTCGGAGGTGTCCATGCGATCAGCACGGCCAGAGCGAGCATCCCAGATTGGGGTACCCTTAGGCACGTTACCCTTCGTTTGCCCCGTAACGAGGTTCACGAAGAAGATGTGACCGGATGGGCCTTCGATCGGCTGAACCGAAACAAGGTCCTGCGCGATCATGTTCTCCGAAACGATGGAGATGAGCGGGAAGGCGTACTTGTCGAAGTTACCGACAGTCAGCGAGGTTGTGGTTTCGTCGAGCTGCATGCGAGCTTGACGGTAGTTTTCCAACATGTTCGCAACAAAGGCGCGACGTTCTGGATTGGAGATGGACTCGACCATTTCCTTCCAGCCGTCAGCCTTCACGAGAGAACCATTGGACTCAGAGAGGACGGAACCCATCGAGCGTTCGGAGAGGGAGAGACCTCTCTTCAGCATGCGAGTCACGTCTTGAGCGATAATGCCTTTCATATTTTAGTG